GCGAAGGGTGCAGATCGACGCCGAACTCGCGGCGCTCAAGGCGAAGGTCACCGGCGGCCAGGTCGCCGCCGATGGCGCATCTCCGTTGTCCGAGGCGCGCAAGGGCGTCTGGCAGAGCCAGCGCGCCAAGCTCAAGCAAATCGGTCTCCTCGACGAGGAGATCGACGCGATGACCCATGAGCAGGCGCGCGCCCGGCTCGGCATGGGCCCGCAACCGGTCACGGTGCCCGAGGCGAAGGAGGCTGAACTCGCGCAGGCCGTCGCCGAGCACGACGCGGCGCGCGCCGAACTGGACGACATCCTGCGCCGACTCGAGGCGCCGGACATCGGCCCGGGTATTGCCCCGCCGGAGCGCGGCGTCCCGGTCGGCGAGTTCGGCGCGCCGGGTCAGCGCGGCTACGACCCGGGCAACGTCAAAGCACCCGGCCCCCCATCGGTCATGGAGGCGCAGACCGCCGACGTCACCGCGGTGGGCAAGAAGAAGTTCGCGCAGGGCACGCCGATCGAGGGCGCGGCGATTGCTCCGCCGAACGAGCAGGCGCCCATGGTCGGCGGCGCGGTGTCCGTCAAGCCCGTCGGGCGTCCGAGCGCCGGCACACTCGAGGCGACGCTCGCTGACGGCACGGTCAAGCCGTTGACCAAGCATGAAGTCGGCGACTGGGTCCAGTCGCAGCTTCCCGATGGATTCACGGATGGTGGTCATCTGCAGACCTACCGCCCATTCTCGATCGAGTACGGCATCCCGGCCACTGCAGAGGACATCGTCGAAAACTCCCTCTACGTCGTCAAGCCCAGCCACCTGATCGACGACGGGCTGATGGGCAACGAGTTGAGGGTTGCCAACCGCGACTCAGTGCTCAGCGCGTGGAACGAAGGCAAGCGCCTGCGCCCGGTCGACGTCGACGTGGCGCCAGACGGACGACTCTACGTCGAGGATGGGAACCACCGGATCCAGGCCGCGGCACGCGACGATCGCCCGATCGTGGTCAGGTTCCGCAAGACCGGCCCGGACTGGAAGCCGCAGTCGGGCGCCCATGACATCTCCGGACGGGTCGCGGCGGAGCTGCCCAAGACGCGGCCCGAGGCCACCGACTCGCTCACCGGCCAGCTCCGCGGCATGAAATCGCAGCTCGGCGCCGGCGCCGATCTCAAGGCGATGGGGGCTCCAGGTCGTGCCGAGTACGCAGCGGCGAAGGCCGAGCGGACCGCGGCGGCGAGCGAGCACTTCAGGGCGCAGGCGAACGCAAAGAACTACGCCGGATCGCAGATGGCCGCGGATGAGGCGGCGGCGCGATCCGAGTTGGCGATCGGTGGATCGGCGAGCGAACCCAAGAATCCAAAGCGCGTCGAGGCATCAAGAAAGGCCGCCGCGGCCTCGGTAGAGCGGCGCCGTGAGATTCATTCCGCTGTGGCCAGTAATCTTCCCGATGAACTTCAGGTCGCATGGGACAAGGAGGGGTACAAGTTCATGCAGGAGGAGTCGGCGCGGATCCGCGGTAACAGGGACCCGATCAGCGCGGCGTCAGATATTTCGGAGTCGTTCACCGAGAAGTATGGTTCTGCCAGCGAGAGCGGGCGTGGCTACGAGGGTGACCGATATCATCGGCGTCTCGAGATCGAGGCGAAGCACGCCGACTCGTGGGCCAAGGAGCAAAGCAAGAGGCACAACGCTATTGCCAAGCACGATGAAGCTGAGCGCGTTCGCGATCAGGCGGACCGCATTGCATCGATCGCCGAACGCTGGAAACGCCCCGCCGACGACGTGACGGAACTCTGGAGCGAGCGCGCGGCCGTCCTAGAGTACGAGGGCGGCATGTCACGCATTGAGGCTGAGCGCACTGCCCTCGATGAGATCTCCGGAATGGTCAATGAAGCACATGGCCGCACGGCCATGGACGAGTTCTTTCGCAATCTCACGCGCCCCAAGACGCGCGATGCGTACGTCGCGGCGAACATCGGACGGGCAATGCGCGAAGAGGGGTCACACGCGAAGGCGTTGGCCAAGGTCGAGCGCGAGTGGGCGGACGTAACGTCGAACGTGCGCTCGAAGGCGACCACGACGCCATTCGACTTCGAGCAGAGCGGCCTGCGCTTCGACCGGTCGACGCGAAACTACCACGAGGCGCCGCCCATGCGGTCCGCGGTCGACGACGTGGCACACGCGGCAGAGGTCGTGACCAAGTACGAGCGGGCCAGCGCGAAGCTGACCGAGGCGCTTGGTCCCGATGCGCCACCGGCGGCACAGCAAGCGGCGAAGGCGTTTCGCGAGGCAGAGGAAGCTGCGGAGCGCAAGCAGATGGAGCGCACGACCAGGGCGATCGACGACCATGCCGATGCGCAGGCCAAGGCCAAGACGGTGCCCTACAAGTCGCGCGCAGCGTCCGAAGCGAAGCAGTCGGCTCGTGGCGGGCAGTCCTCGACCGAGCCGGCGCCGCCACCCAACAACGACTGGATCGAGGAGGCCAAGCAGCTGTTCGGCGGACGTCGGCTCTCGATGGAGGAGCGCCTCGCGAAGGACGCGGCACTGCGCAAGGGAACGGTCGACGCGGCCAAGCAGGATGTCGCGCACGCCGATGCGGCGCTGTCCAAGGCGCGCGTGGCGGAGACCGAGGCGAAGATCGGCGCACGACAGGCGACCGACACGGCCGTCGCGTCTCGTGCGGCAATGGAGGCCGCGGCCCCGGGCGCTGCTGCGGTACCGACCAGCGCGCTCGGTTCGCTCGCGACCACCGCTGCCGTGATCGCCGAGATGGGCGTGCCCGGACTGCCGCATCCGCACGACATCCCCGTGATCGGACCGCTGCTCGGCATCTACCTCAAGTACAAGGCGTTCAAGTACGCAGCCGGACGCTTCGTGGGTCGCGTTCCGGCCACAGCCGACGCGCGCGCGGCCTCGCTGGTCGCCAGGACGAAGGACCGGATCGCGACGGCCGTGGACCGGACGCTGGGTCTCGCCGAAGCGGCGGCGCCGAAGATGCGGGGTGGCATTGTCGCGACGTCCACGGTGCTGGGCCACCGACTGCTCGACGACGGCGAGCCAGACGCCCCGAAGGACGCCAACGCGCAGCAGATGGCGGCGGTGCGGATCCGTGAGATCGCGAACGCATCGACGCGGCCCGAGCTCGTCACCCAACTCGTGCGGCGCGAGATGCATGGCGTGGTCGACCCGGATCTGCTCGCTGCGGCAGAGAAGCACCTGATGGCCCGGTTCGAAGCGCTGGCCAAAGTCATGCCAAAGGCGCCGCCGCCGAACCCCTACTCGAAGCGCGAGTGGCTGCCCTCGCCGGCCGCGGCCTACGACCTGGCGCAGCGCCTCGCGGTCGTCCACGACCCGGAGCAGGCGTTCATCGACCCGACGCCCGCGAAGGCGCAGACGGCCGCGGCGGTCTACCCGAAGCTGCTCCAGTACGCGCAGCAGCGCCTGATGGACCGCATCGGCGACGCGAGCAAGCCAGTGCCCTACGAGCAGCGGATCCGCGGCGCGCTCGTGTTCAAGGTTCCACTGGACGACTCACTGCAGCCCGACCACGCGGCGATCTTGGCGACCGCGCACGCACCATCGCCGATCACGGACGCCCAGCCCGCGCCGCAGCAGGCGCCGACGCCGTCCATTGCGAGTAACACCAACCTGACGTCCGTCTACCAGACGGGCATTGAACGACGAGCCATGAGGTGACCTATGTCCAGAATGCCACGCGCCGGCGGGCGCTATGTTACGCCGATCGATAGCAACGGGGTGCCCCTCACGAACGAGGGGCCACGTGGCGCGTACACGCTGACGGCCGGCCAGACGTACTACTACATCCTTGGCGGGCCCGACGCTTCGTTCATCAGCGGCACGTTCACCGCAGTCACCAGCACCGCGGCGCCGAACGGGCTGATCATCACGTCGGCGACCGTCCAGGACACCGATCACGACGCGCGCGACGTCACGGACCAGAGTTCGACGGTCGGCGAGTGGGTCAGCGAGGACCCCAGCTCGGGATTCGTCGGCGCTGACGGCACGGGCTGGTCAGCCTCGAGCGGCGTGCTCGCGGCGACCGGCGCAGGCCTCGGTGGTGGACGGTTCAACATCGCCGAGACCGCGGCGTATCGCACGCGTGTCGCGGTGGTCGTCGGCGCGACGGGCGGACCCCTGCGGGTCAGCAGCCACGGCAAAGACTAGCGATGAGCCTCACGATCGGCATCGGAATCGGTGGTCGCGTTGGTGGCGGCGGGGAACCGCTCGCCCCGACGGCGACGATGACCGTGTCGATCTCCGACAGTCCGGATCCGGTCAACGCGTCGAGCAACATCACGTACACGATCCAGGCGACCGTTACCGGTGCAGCCGATGCGGTCGGAGTCACCGCGACGTTCACACTCGATTCGCAGATCGCGTTCGTCTCGCACAGCGGCACCGGCTGGTCCCTGTCTCGGGTCGGCCAGGTCATCACGGCGACGGCCAACGCGCTCGTCTCGGGTGCCGCTCCAGCAATCACCGTCGTGGCCACGGCGCCGGCGGTCAATGCGACGGTCACGAGCAGCGTGGTCCTGACCGCAGCGAACGCGACGCAGCAGACCGACACCGAGAATACGACGGTCAACGCCTCGATCGCTGGCGTGACGCGAGACGCGACTAACCTCAACTACTACCCGGCAAGTACGGCCGAGTGGACCACGTTCATGACTGCGATCGGGCTCGCCACTGGCAACCCCGGCAACGTGTGGGCGCTCCAGGGCACCGGCAACGCAGCGGACACCGGCGCCGGAGGATGCACGCTGACGAACACGCTTGACCTGGCACAGCAGGCGGTCGCGGGCGCGTCGCGACTCGGATACAAGAGCGCCGACGGCGGAAGCAGCGAGCGGCTCGTCGGGACGACAGGGGCGCCGGATCCGCGAACCACCTCGACCCTGCTGCTCCACTACATCGACTTCGGTGCCCTGCCGGCCGCGTCCGCGCGCGACATCATGGGCGTGCAGACCGGCGCGATCATCAGATATGCGGCGGGATCTGGCGTGCTTCAGATCGTCGCCGGCGCGACGACTCCATCGCTGAACGACTACCACAACACGGTCGGGTGGATCGCGATGCGCGTCAACATCACGGCCAGTACGATCACCCTGTTCACGCAGCTCGAGAAGCTGTCGGGCACGTTCGTTCTTCCGAACAGCGGCTCGGCGATCTGGTTCGGCGGACACACGGCGCTGTCGAGCGCAGCGGTGCACTCGTATGGCGCGGAGTTCAGCGGCGCTGCCGCTGAGATCAGCGATGCCCAGCTCAAGACACTGCTGCAAGGGCTAGGAGCGACGATCCCATGGTCATGACCCGTCGGTTGCTCCTCGTGATGGGCCAGTCGAACGCGGGCGGGCTGTGCGTCGCCTCGAACGTGAACAACTACGCCGATTTCGCCACCCCAGACGCGAGCATCCCGTTCGTGTCGCGCGGGCTGCTTTCCTCCGACCCGCCCGGTGGCGACGTGCTCGACCCGGCCAGCGGCGTGCGCTCGCTTGGACCGCGCCTCATCTCTATGGGCGGCTCGCTCGGCGTCGGGACGTGCGGACCTGAGGTGTCGGCAGGCAAAGAACTGCACCGCATGATGCCCAATGAGTGGGCCGTCGGGCAGATCTGGATCGACTCGTCCAACATGGACAAGTGGAAGCCTACGACGGTGTACCCGAACACAGGACCGCCGTTCTGGCACGCCACGATGCTGGCGCAGATCGAGGACATCCAGCTCAAAACCAAGTCGTCTCTTCGCCGCGGCGCCGTCATGTGGCTGCAGGGCACGTCGGACGCGATCGACGGCATCGAGAGCGCCTACCTGACGAATATGAACGCACTGTTCGGGGCGATCGGTGCGCGGTACTGCGCCAACGCCGACGACCTGGTCATCTCGGTCGATCGCATCTCGCAGCTGTTCATCGACAACTTCGGCGCACCCGCAAACATCGGTGGCCCCGTGGTGCGCGCTGCCGAGACCGCGTTCGTTGCGGCCAAGCCGTCGCGCCGAGCGCTGATCAACACCGATGACCTGGCCCTGCGCGTCGACAACGCGCACTTCGCGGACAACAGCTACGCCACGGTCGGCGTGCGGCACGCAGCGGCGATCTTCCAGCTGGTCGCGGCCGGTGGTGGCGGAATGATCGGCCCGTCGATGGGGATGCGATGAGCACCGACGACGACGATTTCGAGATCAAGCCGACGCCAAGTCGTGGCACGCATACCGGGCACACGCCGAAGTCGTACCGTCTCACCGAGCAGGAGCGCGCCATGCAGCGTCGACGTCCGGGCGTTCCGGTCGTGCGCCCCGATCCCGCCGACGAGGTGACCGCGCCGATCGCGTTGCTCATCAACGGCCAGCTCGAGACCGACGACTACGCGCAGATCGAAGCGCTGCGGCGCTCGACGGACGACCCGTACGTGCTGTTGATGAACCTCGCGAAGGCGATGTCGAGGCACCGCGACAAGGAGCAGAGCAGCTCGAGGGGCATCGAGAAGCAGGTCCTCGCCGCGATCGAGGAGCAGTCGAAGAACACGACCGAGATGGCGAACCGGATCTCGAACCTCGAGACCGATGGGCGCGAGACGAAGCGCAAGCTGGGGTTCGCACAGAAGGTCGCGGCCGGCGCCATCACGATCGCGATCGCTGCAGCGGGCGGGCTGCTCAGCAAGATTTGGGACCGAGCGGGCGACGAGCGCGAGGCGAAGGTCAAGCAGGTCTACATGCAGCAGGACATCGACAGACTTACGAAGCAATACGAGTGGCTGGCGAGGCAGGCCAGGAAAGACACGCCATGAACATCCTAACCAAAGAACGAATCTTGTACTGGACGTGGATCGGGATCGGAGTCTCGGCTCTCTACGGGGCCACGTGGCTGTTCGCAACGGCCGCTCATCACTTTCGAGGCGCATCATGAAACAGGCATTGGCCGGACTGTTCGGCAGCAAGAAGTTCCTCGCGGCACTGACCGCGATCCTCGTCTATGTCGGGGGCCGGTTCGGCTTCGACCTGGACACCGCGGCACTCGACCACGTCTGGCAGGCGCTACTGATCTACGTCGGCGCACAGGGCGTCGCGGACATGGGCAAGCCGGCCGCGCAGGTGAAGGCGGGTGGCGTATGATGCCGCGAGCTCGAATCGAGGGGCCGCTCCATCGCCGGATGTGGGCGCACCGCTGGGTGGCGCTAGACTTCGCAGCGGCCGTCCTGGTCTGCTTGGCGCTCATCACCGGCGTGTCGCTGGTCAGCGTCGCGTGCGCCACCGCTCACCGTGCGGGCGACGCCGCAAAGCCTGCGCTCATCGACTGCGCCAAGCAGAACGCGTCGGGCATCGTTGCCCTGCTCGCTGCGTTCGGAGTCCGCTCGGCCATCGAAGGGAGGCTCGACGTGGACGCGCTCGAGACGATCGCGAAGGGCCAGGCGGCAGGCGTAGCGGCGTGCGCATTCGCTGAATTCGTCCGGGCATGGAAGGCCAAGCCGACGCCGCAGGTCGCAGCGCGCGGTGGCGACGATGACCCGGTGGTCGAGCTTCAGGCCCTGCTCGAGCGGGTGAGCGGCGGGGCGAAGGTTGTGCTCGCGGACGGGACGGCGATGTGACCACGACCGGTCCTCGCCCGAAGTTCACCGCAGCACAGGCCGTAGCGCAAGCCCGCGCGCTGGTCGGGCGCGGCGTCTACCAGCTCGGCACCGGTGACATCGACAGTCACGGCGACGATCCGCGCGACTGCTTTGGCTTCGCGGCGTGCGAGCTGTTCGGCATCAAGCGGCACCGGCCGGGATTCAACCACGGGCCCTGGGCGACGGTGGAGGACGACCTCAACTGCAACAGCGCGACCGAGGACGCCGACCACCACGGCGAATTGTTCGAGCGCGTGCAGACGCCGGCGCCGGGCGTCCTACTCGCGTACCCGACGATCCGACTGCAGGGCCACGTGTTCATCGGGCACATCGGCATCGTCGTTGGCGTGTCGCGGTGCCTCGAGTGGGACCACGACCACCCGGACTACGCACTGCTGGACGTTGTCGATTGCCACGGCCCGAACGGTCGGAGACCGGGCATCGTGCTCGGCAACGGCACGGTCTGGAACCGACACGACGAGACGTGGCCGAAGCCGGAGCACCGGACGGCCATGCTGCGAGTCCGTGCATGACGCTCGCCGATCTCGGTCCAGTTCATCGATCTCATGCTACCATGCTCCTCGCCCGTCCCGCCGCAGCGAGCCTACACGCCGGCGCAAGCCGACTCCATGCAAGGAACCTCGCGCCCGCTGCACTCGGACGGGCTACTCGTTCTCCAGCACCGCGATGAGCGCGCACAGCAGGTTGGCGGCGCCCCAGCCGGTCAGATTGTGCATCGCCTGGACCTGCTGCGCCGCGGTGAACCTATACTCGCGGCGCTCGGCGATCCACCGCCGAACCTCTGCCAGACACGACGCCGGCCGATCGCGCACCGGAATGGCGTTGCGCTCGTCGTCGGTCATCACCACGGCTCACCGTCCTCCACGTCCTGAATCTCGCACCTGACCCGGTTCGTCTCGGCCTGCTTCGAGGCGGAGATCTTGGCGCGGAGTTGGGCGGACCAGTGGGCAGAGACGGCAGCGCGCTGGGCCTCCGTCCTCCTGGCGCGACGCCGCGGCCCGCCTTCCTCTCGCTGGTCGCGCTGGTCGATGTCCAGCAGATTTCGAAGGGTGATGCCGTCGTACACGAAGTCCAGCGGGTCCGGGCACTGCGCGGGGTCGAGCCTGAGCCATGGCGTCTCGATCGTGGGCGGCTCGCGGTAGTGAGCCATGTCTCGCGGCTCCATGTCGTCCGACGTGACCAGTGCGGGCCGCGGGTTCTCCGCCTCGAACTTCGCGTGGGCGGAGCGGACGGCGTCGACCGGTTGCTGGATTCGGCTGACCCTGTCGGTGAGGTTGAACGTGAACCGCCCCATCTCGACGTAGCCGCCGAGACCCTGGTGGCGCTCAGGCCTGAGTTCGGCGTGCCCGTCTTGGTTGCAAAGCGACGCGATGGGACCTTCGATCCAGTCCCCGAGCAGCAGGGTCACCCTGACGTGGTCGCCAACCCGGAAGCAACGCGCCCGGTGCGACGCGCTCGCTGCATCGATGTTCGCCTGGGCTGCCGCTTCCGACAGGCCGCAGAGGGCGACGGGCAAGAGCGCGTCGCACCGGGCGCACTTGTGGTGGACGGTGGCGGTCGATGGTTCGGATCCGTAGTCAACGCCGATGAGGACGCGGCCGGCCAGCAGGTCCGCGTTGAGCGTATAGATCTTGTCCTGCTCGGGCTTCACTTCGTCGTCGTGCATTGGTCTCCTTCGAGTATATCCGCGATCTCCAGGTACCGTTCGTGATTCTGGTCGTACACCGCGTCGTCGTGGATCTTGCGCAGGGCGACCTCCAGCTCCGCGATCCGCTTGTCCGTCTGCGCCGCCCGTTGCCGGTACGCCAAGGGCCACGAGTCGCGCTCCTGCTCGTAGTGGCGGACCATGTCGCGCGAGGCGGCGAGGTCGGCGTGGAGGCGGGCGAGATCTCGGTCCTGCTGCTCGATGACCAGCTTCGCCTCGCCGAGCTCGGTGCGGAGGGTGGCGATCTGCTCGTTCATCTCGTCGCGCTCGTATCGCCAGCATCGGTTCGCAAGCACGACGCGGCGCAGGTGAGACCTGGGCGGCATCTCGTCGACGGGCACGAGGCACTCGCCGGCAGCGATGCGCACGTCCTCGGCGTGCCGATCGACCTCGTCCAGCGCCGCGGAGTAGCCGGTAAGCAGGGTCGAGAGGTTTGTCCTGATCCAGTTCTGCGCCCTGCCGTACTCGACGGTCGACGCTGGGTTGTCGAACGACTCTTCCTGTCGCACCCACTCCGCGATCAGAGCGCGGGCGTCGGTGGTCATGGGGCGCCTCGGAGTGCCGCCATAAGTGCCCTGCGTGCGATCTCCTTGTCTCTGGCATCCTGCTCTGTTTCGACTGGTCGCGTGTACGCCAGCGCCGCCCGGGCGATCGCCACGAGCTGGAGCAGGTCAGCCGGGTCGATGTTGAAGTCGGCACCAGCAGGCGTTGACCGGACGTCAGTCTCGAGCTCGTCGAGCTGAGAGGTGGTGATGGTCATGGTGAGGCCTCGCAATCGGCCATGCGGGACTCGACCTGCGCCGCGATCGCGGCGTATTTGCGAGCAGCGGTTCGCAGGTTCTTACGATCCTCCGACAGGTGCATCCCGCAGGTGGAGGAGTACTTCGAGGCTGCACAGCGAAGCGCTGCTTCGGCCTCGAACAAATCTTCAACGGTCCAACTCATCTCATCCATCCTTCTGCGCGGGGCGGGTGGTGGTGTCGCACTGCTGACCTGGATACGACCAGCAGATCGCGAGGGCCCAGTCGAGGCTCGAGCTTCCGAACACCGCCCGGCGCACCTCGTTCTGCCATCGCCTCATCTCGGCATCGGTGTTACGCGGCCGACCGCACGGGCACGGCTGCTCGGTAGTGACAGCCGGTACACGGCCATCATCGCCGCCCGCAACCCTGCGTCCGCCTTCAGGTTCTACAGCAGCGTCGAGAACAGGGAGTTGTCGTTCTTGGGTCATCGTCGTCGGTCTCCTCGGGGGTCAGTACGGCAGCTCAGGCGGGACGACTCGTTGCTCCTGGTAGTCCTTTGGCCAGTGCAGCTTGAGCATCTCGTGGCGCAGCCCAGAAGTGCGGACGTACTCAAGCGACTCGCGGCAGCTGTCGTCCCAGAGTTTGCCGTCCACGGTTATGCCGTGCTGCTCGTTGAACTCGGCGTTGCGGATGAGTCCGGCGAGGACCCAGGTTGGGATGGCAACGGTCTGGCTGTTGTCTTTGTTCATCGTCGGTGTCCTTTCGAGTTCTGCTGTCTGTTCGTTGCTGACTGAACTCGAAGCGCAATGCCTCGAGCGATCCGTTGTGGTTTCAGGTACCAGTGGGTAACACCGTGCCGGTTCGAGTCCGGCCATTCGCACGCATAGTTACGAGATCGAAAAACGCGAGGTGAACCCCAAATCGGCTCCGAGTTCCGTTGGTCATGGCGCGTGCCTCGGGCAAAGCCAGCCAAGTGCGCCGTGGAACCACTTCGACTTCTTGCCCATGATCGCCATGTCGATCGTCGCGCAACACCGCGGCGTGATGCACCGAACAGTCGGACCATGCGTGGCCCCGCGTTGCGGAGGAACCAGTTCGTGCAGCTTCGCGATCGCGAGTTCGACCAAATCGTCTCTGGTGCCGCCCGGTCCGTCCTCGGTCTCCTGCAGCAGCATGGCCAGCACGCCGATAGTCGCACCGGTTGCCAGCGCGAGGTTGTTGCCGCTGGCCTTGCGTGCAGCGTCCCGGATCACGCGCATCACGCGGATGCGGTCGGCGTCGGTTACATCGCTCATCGCTCGACGTCCTCATCAGAGATCCAGATATACGCGGCGATCCAGGTTCCGCCGAACTGGTCGTCTCTTTCGGGTTGCAGGTCGATCGGCAGGTTGACAGCTCGGTCGTCGCCGCGTGCCTTGCAGTGGCTCTGACTGCATCCGGTACCGTACGCGCGTCGGGCCGCAGCGCGGAGCTGCTCATCGGTCGGCCTACCGCTCACATCCCACCCCTCGCCCGCATCGCGGATGTGCCGTGCTCGGCTCGGCACGGGAACTTGCTGGCGCTCGGGCGTCGTGTAGCGGTCACCCAGTGTTCGTGCCCGCATTCCAGCGTCAGGCACCAGCGTCCAGAGTTCATTGGCGAGCGATCCACTCGCACAACGCGACGATAGTGGCTCGGCACGCGGATGCGCTTCGAAGGCACGGCGACCCAGTCCATCTCGACCTGGCGGTCAAGAACCTTGACCACACGAGGCGGCCCGCCGTCGAACCTCACGATGTGCCATCCGCTGCGCTCCTGACCCATCCGAGGCTTGTCGTAGAAGGCCGGCTCCCATGCGGCGCCGACATCGCGCTGCACTTCGATCGCTTCGCCGGGTAAAAACTTCTTGCTTGCGCTCACGTCAATTCATTCCTCGCCCGCATCACCGCGGCCTCCACGATCCACGGCCCCACCGGGGCATCGTCCGGTACCGCGGCGCAGATCTCCGCACGCTCGGCCTCGGTGAGCCGCAGGGTCATGCGCTCGGTCTGGGGCAGGCCACGGGTGGGTGGTTGGCCGCGAGGGCGGGTCATGGCTTCCTCTGAGCACGAGATGACCCTGGGCCGACCGGACCGAAGCGCTCGATCGTTTGACGTCCGTCGAACGCAGCGAAGCACCGATGGCACGAACCGTTATCGGTGACGCCGTGAGAGCACCGAGGGACCCGCATTTCCCTGCGGATCGCAGCCACGCGCTCACCGATGTAGCTCACCGCGTTGAGCGCTCCGAGCTTCGACGGATCCCGACCGTCGGTCCAGTCGGTGTCCAGATAAGCGTCGATCGCTGCAACGAGATGACCAGGGAGGATGATGGCTTCGTCGGCCGGCTTAGTACTCATAGCTGTAGAACTCCTCGCGCTCACCGAGCCGGAGCGCGATCCCGTCCTGCGCGTAGCCGTGTGCGCGTCGGTAGAACACGTGCACCTTGCCCTTGGGGTCGCGCTCGTACGTGTAGATCTGCGTTTGACTGACGCCGTTGCCGTCGGTGCGCGTCGCCTTATCTTCTTGCACCGTGACCTTGGATCCGCTCGGCGATACCGCGATCACGGTCGCCGCGTGGCGGTCTGCGATGTAGCAGACGGTACATGCATCCCCAACGCTCGGGCGACGCGTCATGTCCTTCGCGTCCTGACGGAGCGTGCAGTAGATCCAGAGCACACGCTCCTCCATCTCGGCCGCACGGGCTCGTGTACCGGGGAGCGCAGGCTGCAGGCAGCCATCCAGTCCGCGCACGTACAACGGGAGACCCGAATCCAGGGCTGCTCGTCCGGCGAGCCCGATGTCTTTGTCGGTCAGTGTCGTCATGCGATTACTGTACGTCATGTATTCCATCCGTCAACCCCCTTTCTTCGCCCCACCTTCCAACACCTTCCACGCCCTCCGCCGCGCCGCATCCTCCGCTTGCCGCTTGTCGATGTACGCCCCGCCGTCCGTGATTCCCGTCGAAGCGTGCCCAAGCGCCGCCGCGACCGTCTCCGAGTGCGAGCCCTGCACCTTGCCGATCGTGGCCGACGTCCCGCGCAGCCCGTGTGGCCCCACCTCAGGCACGCCGGCCAGCTTGCACAGGCGCCAGACCTGCTCCCTGGCCCAGTCCTGCGGGCGAGCTCGCGTGCTGGCGTGCGCGAACAGCGGATCCTCGGCCGCGCGGTCAGCGGCCAGCCTGAGCAGCCCCGGGCGCAGTACCGCGGGCACCTCGGCCTGGCGCCGGCCGGCCTCCGTCTTCGAGTCCGGGATCCAGAACATCCGGCCGTCGTCGTCCACGTCGCGAACGTGCGCGAGCACGACCTCGCCGTTGCGGCTGCCCAGCAGCAGGTAGGCCAGCGTGCAGACCGCACCATCGTCCGTGGCGAGCCGCGCCGCGCAGACGTCGATCACCTTGCGGCTCTCCTCGATGCGGAGCTGCTTCTTGCCCTTGCGACGACGGCCGCGCCCCTTGACGCGCGCGAACGGATCCGCAGGCAACCATCCGCGCTCAGCGCACCACCGGCCGAACGCTTTGCACACGCTCAGCCCGTTGCGGTGCGTGTCGACCGCACCGGTGCGCGCGTCGTAGAGCTGGGTCGCAAGCTTTGGGGTGAGACGCTTCAGATCCAGCATGCCATTGGACTCGAGCGCTAGCATCTTGCGCAAGTGAAACGCCTCACGCGCGACCGTTGACGTGCGGAGCTCGCCTTCGCTCACCCGCTTCTCCTGGCTCGCGAGGTACGCGGCGACCGCGATGTCGATCGTTCGGGTCTCGGCGTTCTTGCGGAACGCGGCGATGAAGTCGTTCGCTTGGCGCTCGCTCTCAAAGTAGCGAGAGTCTCGAGAGCCATCCGCTCCGACGCAGATAACTCGCCAGCTGTTCTCGCTGACGTGGAATGGTCCGTGACAGCGTTCGTGTCGTTGTCGCATGGCTCGTCCTGTAGTCCGGATTGCCGAGCACGCGCTAGCTCCTCGCGCACAACAGCGCGGATTGCCTCGAGCAGCGCGGCGGTGGGGGTCACGGGCACCCGTTCGCGTGCCAGCGTCGCCACTCCTGGCGCACGCGGCTCAGGACGTGAGCTTTGCGGTTTCCGTTAAGCCGAACGAAGATCCGTCCGTGGTCGTATGCCCATACCCCTACTTCCTTGTCGGGCGAACAGACAATGTCGACCATTGCAGACAGTGATCTCGCGAGCCAGTTGGCATCCGGCTCACCGTGCTCCGCAACTACCGCAACGTAGAATCCGGCTGCCTCCAGTTCGCTGATCTGCTTGGCGGAGACGCATACGTCAACCGCGACTCGGGGTCTGCCGTCGTGGATGATAGCTACCGGCGATAGGCGTCGCGATACCGGCGCCGACCGTGCCGGTGACCCGAGGTCGCGGACCCCCTGCTTCGTCAGCTTCACGTCACGTTCTCCTCGTAAAATACGACACCCTCCACCGACCCGCGCCCCACACGCCCGTGAACGACCCGCCATCCCAGTCCGGCACGGTCACGTGATTGTATGCGTCGCACTTCGCGCAGTGCAGCGACATCCCGGCCCAGTACACGCCGTCGGGTGAGGCGATCGGGGCGCGGCAGTTGTCGCAGTGGAGGGTCATGGCCGTGGCCACTCCTGGCGCCTGCCATCGCGCCACACCACGTAGAGGCTACTGAGCGTCCCGCGCTTGAGCGCCTGTCGCGCCATCTTGTACGTCGCCCACGTACCGCCTCGGTTGCGCTCCGTGTCCTCGAACGGCGCCGCGATCATGACGTTCGATGCCTCGACGATGGCTCGGTTCCGCTTCATGTGCGGCATCGGGGCGAGCACCTCGCCGCAGATCGTGTACGCGCACCATTGGCCGTCGGGCCAGTCCGGTCCGGGGTGGCCGATGATGCGACAGCCGCGGGCCCGGCAGATCTCGTGGAACTCCTCGTCGGCGCCGACGCACATGCCGTGGTGCGCGACCACGTCACCGAACAGCTCCGCCACGAGGTCGTCAACGGCGGCCCCTTGTTCGGCGGTCATACCGTAGCGCGTCCCGGTGAACCCGATATGGAGGGTCACGCCCGCCACCACGCCATCAGAAACGCCGCGAACCCGATCGTCGCCAACAGCATCCACCGGAACGCGTCGTGATTCCCGAGCGCCCATGCGGCAATCGTGGCGACGAGGCTCGTGGTGGTTAGACAGGCCAGGGCGAGCTGGATGGGCGAGCGGGTCATGGGCGGTCCCTGGCGGCGCGGTAGGCGTCGATAGCGCACATCAGGGCGCTCATCAGGAGCCCGTCTTCGTCGTCGGTCGCGGCATCGCGCCACGACTCCGCGGACTCGACCACCGTCAGCAGTGCGATCTCGCGCATTGCCGTCTCGTGACGCTGACGCTCGATGTCGAACGCGAGCTTGCGCAGGGCGTCGAGCTCAGTCAGGCAGTTCCGCAGCGCCTGCGCGTACGGCGCCAGTTCGTCGTACTGCAGGCCGGAATCGACGCGATGGATCAGGCGCTCGATGTTGGCGCGGTCGAAGGTCATGCTGACCTCCGATGCGTCTCGTAGCAGGCCTTGCACCGACACCCGTGCGTCGCTGTCCCGTGTCGCGCGGTCGTGATGCATAGGTTGTAGCCGCGCAGCCTCGCGCGGTTGACGCGCTTGTCGCGGCGGACGTTCCAGGTCGTCTTGAAACGCCTCACGCGCGCCACTCCGACCGCTCCGCCCCAAGCGCCTTGAGCAGCGCGCTGACGTACAGTTCCGAGCTTTGGCGCGCGCCCCACGACAGTCCTGCCATGAAGGACAAGACCAGGGCGCGTGGCATCGGTTCGCGCTGGATGGATTCGACGGTCATCTTCTTCCCCTCGTGAACGACCCCGGCGGGAACACCGGCAGATCGTAGTTGTCGACCTTGTGCGTTAGCTTCGGGCCGCCCGTGTAGTACCCGCTCAACGGCAGCGGACTCTTCGGTAGCTTCGGCGCCTTCACGTCCGCCTGTGCGATCAGCGTGTCCATCCCGAGCTGTGTCAGGCACCACCGTTTGCGCCCGTCCTCGTCGACGCCACCGAACCAGATCAACTTGAGGCGCTGGAACAGCTGGCGACGCACCGGCTGGATCGGGTGGCGCGGATTGGTCAGCAGGCCGCGCAGGTCGTCGATGTGGGACGGCCGGAGGTCGGCGATGGTGAGTTGGGCGGTACGTCTCATGGTGCTGCTCGTCCGTTCATGTTGGGCCACCACGTCTGCGGTTTCGTGATGCGGTCATCCTCGTCGTCCCAACTGCCGCTGCAGCTGGAGCACTGTTCCGCGGCGGACTCGAAGCCGTGGTAGTCGCCGAGTCGGTATGCGCGAGTCAGCGCGCCGGCGACCGCGATGTTGCGGAACAGGATCGACAGGTCGACCCAGTACGCCTCTTCGCCGGAGCAGCACATCTCGCAGCCGGATCCGAAGCACGTTCCGCACTGGCCGTACGCGATGAACTGGTTGTCGCCCTCGAGCGACATGCCGGTGTAGTCGAGATCTGGTGTCACTTCGGCCCCGCACTGAGAAGCGCGGCCATCTGCTTCACGACCGGTTCGCAGGTCCGCGGGGCGTGCAGCTTCGTCAGCTTGCACTCCAACTGGGCGCGGTGCGGGCACGTCGTGGCACAGAACGGAGCCCCGTCCAGCCAGATCGGCAACGCCATGTCACTGGCGCCGAGTCCCGCCGCGAGGGTCTGCGCGTCGATTCGCCAGGCGAGGGTCATGGGGTGCTCCGGGTGGCGAGAACGCGGTCGAGTGTTCCGAGCAGCTCCGGGATCTCGTCGAGGAACTCGAAGCGGGCCATCTCGTCGCGAGTCGCCTGGATACGCGTGAAGTCCTCGTCGGGCAGCTGCGCAGCGCGACGCCGTCGGATCTCGGCGACGGCCATCTGCACAAGCATCGCCCCGACCGCGCGGTGTCGCTCGTCGAGCATCACGTCGCGGTCCCACATGCTCATGCCTTCCAGCTGCTCATCCGTCAAATCCGCCATACGTCATCGCTCCTGCTCGAAAGGTCCGCCCGGCACCATGCCGAGCGGTTGGCGCGCGGTGGTCACGCGCCGGATCACTTGCCCTCACGCTCGAGGCGCGCGATCTCGGCAGCCTCTTCGGGCGAGGGGTCACCAGCCTGCGCGGCCATCTCCGCAGCGATCTGCGACGACAAGTCTGCCTTGTGGCTCTCACCGCCGGTCTCGACGTCGATGATCCTGCGCTGGTCGTCGACCGTGCGCGCGTTGTCCAACGCGTTCGCGATGTGCCACGACTCGTCGAACTGGAGGAACTTGCCGAGGCGGTGTATCGGCGCTTTCCTCATCATCTGGTCGGGCCAGTCGCGCCACGCCGGGCTGTCGCTGCCGGCCTTGCGGACGGCGTCGAGGTCGTCGCGGTCCATCACCTCGAACACCGACTCGCCGTTGGCGAGCTTCGCGATCGCGTACGCCGCGATGATCTCCTTGCCGCGGTTGCCGAAGTTCGGCCGGTGCACGATCGAGTTGGCTGTCCCCTCGTCGACTTCGAACAGGTCGCCCTCATAGACCACGTTCGAGCGGATCGAGCGGACGCCGCGCGAGCGCAGCGCCATCTTGATCACACCCTTGTAGCCGCGCTGGAACGTCGCCTCCATCACGCCCTTGTTCTTGTAGGGCACGAGGTACGCCTCGCCCTTGAGGGCGCCCGGCTCGAGCCCGGTGACGGCGCACGCGATGAGACCGAGGTAGATGGACTCCTTGGTGCACTGGCGCAGCTTCTCGCCGCGCTCGTCGGCCATGTCGCGCAGTGTGAATCGGAGCAGTGCCTCGGGCTTCACGCTGTTCTTGGCCCACTCACGGAGCACACCGACGCGTGCATCGAGGAACGCCTTGTGCTCATTGATGGTGGCGAGCGCCGTGGTCTGCTGCGGCGCGGACTGGATCGCCTTGCTGCTGGCATCGTAGTTCAGGCGCGAACCGGCGCGCGGTGGCTGTGTCGTGCTCATGGCGTCGGTACCCACACCTTCACAATGCGATCGACCTGGTGAACCTGCGTGCACTCGACGCCGCCGTACAGCTGCAGGCCTTCGTCGTGATGCACCTCGGCCGTGAAGCGCCAGTGCGCGCCGTCATCCTCGAACACGAAGACGGCCCGGCGACCGTGTCGCCACTCGGATGCCGAGACCTCCTCGAGATCCATCTCTCGAATCGATGCCTCGTCGAACGTTTTCTTGGTCATTGGTCCTCCTTCCAGCTCGTCGGCGTGCGCAGCGCCCACGTGTTCTTGGTCTTGTATGCGGTGATGTTGTCGGCGCGATCGCCGCAGTCGATGCGCGTGGCGCCGGCGGCGCTCAGGCGGAGCAGGAGCGAGTTCTTGCGCAGCTCCTCGTCCTTGGTTGCCCGCTTGCGCGCGATGCGGGCCTCGCGCCACAGCGCGATATCCATCGTCATCTCGGCGTCGGCGATCACGACCTGCGGCTTGACGCGGTCCATCTTCTCGCTCACGTGCATGCGCCACGCGTCGGTGTGGTCGACCGTCGGCTCGCGGCCGAACTTGACCATGCCCCAGAACTCGCGCAGAGACTCGAGAATGCGGTCCTCGATGGCCTTGTCGCGCTCGATGCGCAGGGGGCCGATCTGCTTCTGGCCGCCGCACAGGCACACGATGTCGACCCACGGCAGGTCAGCCACGGCCATCTCGACTCGGCACTGGACCTCGTACTTGGCCGGCGGCCCGTCGCGCCAGTCGTCCTCGAGCCACGCCGAGCACGTTTTGACCTGGAGGCCGCCGAGCAGACCGTCGGCGCGCAGCTGGCGGACGGTTGGGGCGTAGCCGTCCTTCTCGGGGTCGAACTCGGTCGTGCCAACCTGATGTGCACGCGCGAGCTCCTCGACCAGACCATCGGGCGTGCAGCGAAGCCACCCGTCCATCACGAAGCTGCCCGTCGGGACGAACACCCGGACCTTGCGGTCATGGGCGTACTTGCCGCGGATGACCGGCTCGAGCACGGTGCCCCAGTACGCGGCCTCCTCGGGTCCGTCGTCGCGCACTGGCAGCCCGCGGTGGCGACGCCAGATCTTCATGGGGGCGTTGTACTTGTCCAACCCAAGAACTCCTGCTGCCTCGGACGCCCCAAGGCACGACAGGTCGCGTTGCTGGTCGACTGCTACCGCGATGCTCACTTTCCGCCCCCCTCGATCCACCTCTGGATCACCCCGCACGCGGTGGGCCACGTCTCGCCTGCTTGGCGATCCCACGCGAGGGTCTGCAAGATCATCCGGTCCTGCTCGGACAGCGACGTCGCGCGGTGCAGTGAGACCAGCGCACGGGCCAGCTGGCGAAAACCGGGTCGCGACGGGTCGACCGGCATCGACAGCACGATGTGCGCGTAGGTCAGCGCCTGGTCGATCGTCCACTCCCTGGGAGGCTCGTCGTCGGGCGATGGCTTGTGCATCGACTCGGTGACCTCCTCGTCGGACCCGGCGATCGGGTGCGGGCGAGTAAGGCGCGGAATGGTGGTGCGTGAGGAGTCGGTCATTGGACCACCTTGCGTCGGATGTCAGCAGCCAGGTCCGCCGCTTCCTCGTGAGAGATGAGTGTCGGCTCCAACGAATTGCGCGGCGACGACATCAGGTAGCCATCGCTGGTTCGCTCGGCCGCGCACCTCCTGAAGTCTTCTGACTCACCGCGCTCGATGGCCGAGGCGATTGCCAACATCTCCTCTCCGGTCCCCTCTATGTCGGCGTTGCCAAGCCTCGACGAGCAACGCAAGGCTGCTCCGAACTCCGTGCGCTCGAACCACCTGCGCCCGTCGTGTTCGGCGCGCTCGATGAGCCACCAGTTATCGATCGAATCGCACTTGCTGAGCACGCACTTCATGACTCCACGTCCGTTCTGTCGAACTGTTCGTCGACGGTGACTACCGGCAGATCTCCGTGTGGTCCGTTGAAGTCACCAGGAACTACTGGGCACGTCATAGGATCCATGTCCGCATGCCTCGCCACGCTCGCGGCCACATCATGCCTGCGCTGCTCGTCGATGACGTCGCACTGAGCGAGGACCCCGGCCTGCCAGTCGGGCGATGGTGCAGGAACCGGCATGTCGCGGCCGGCCGTCAGGATCTCGCGCTTGAGCCAGCCGGCCCATTCGGCCTTCGAGCGGGGCACCGTGTCTGCCTCGTTCGCAGCGTACCCTCGCTGCTCGGGGCGCGACGATAGGTAGGTGCCGTACGCCAGCTCGGCCGCGCGGACCTCGATCGGGTTGGCGCGAGCGGCCACGCCGAGCGAGCGGTACTCCGAGCAGCCCGGCACGTGGCACTCGATGCGCAGCAGTTCGTTGTTGTCGCGGTACACGCCGACCCACTTGTGCTTGTGTTCCTGTTTGTCCATATCGTCCCCTTGTTGTGAGTCAGCGTGTTCGCGGAGTGCTACGCCGGCGGCGGCCAGCACGAGCGCATGTAGTTCGTGTCGCAGCAGTGCGACTCGACGACGAGGCGCGGCGGCGGGTCCGGGTTGCACACGCCGCCCGGAGTGCTGGCCTTGAACTCGGCGCCGCCTTCGACGTCGCGAAGTTCGGCGATGGTCAACGTGCGGATCGCTTCGACTGTCAGTTGCAGTTTCTTCCTCATTCCCTATCTCCTTGTTTCGTACTGCGTTGAAAGGGCCGGCCCTCGTCGGAATTGCCCTCGGATGCCCTCACGAGGTCACGACGAGGACCGGCGGAATCACGGCGGCGACCAGCCCGTGCGGATGAGGGCCTCGGCTTCGGCGTCCGTGATCTCGGTCCATGTCGGATAGACATCCGAGAGCAACGCGTACGCGTTGACAGCCAGCGACAGCGCGCCTGCCACCGGAGTCCCGAGAGCACGAAACACCTCAGCGTAGACGCGCGTTCTCCGGTTGCCGTGCTCGGTGTAGACTCCGCCGCTCGCCGCGATCGCGCAGATCAGCGCCGCCTCTTCGCGCACACGCTTGCTGTAGCGGGGTTTCATGGCTACCACGTCGGCTCGGTCAAGTCGCGTACGTACTTGGGCGCGGTGCGCGTACGCTTTGACTGCAGCTCCGGGATCGCTGGCGCGCCGAGGTCAGCGCGGACGACACCGACATGCTCGATGAGCCTGGTCGTGCGACTCGCAGCCTTCGCGGCGGCCTTGCGCTTCGCCTTGGTCGCCTTCTTGTTGTAGCGGCGCATGGCGGCGAGCCCCTGCGACTTCGGCACGGGGTTCAGCTTGTACTCGCCGGGCGCCATCAGGCCAGCACGGTCGAACGAGACGATCTCGCGCTGAGCGCTGGTCGGCAGTACGTAGCGGACGATGCGGTCGGCGTACTCGATGAACGCGGTGGACCGGAAGAAGTACGCGGCGACGACACCCGGCTCCTTCTGCGTGGCCCGCGCGAACGCGCAGCACTTGCTGTTCTTCGCCTTGGCCTTCTTGATGTCGTCGACGGAGACCCCGATGAGCGCGGGCTGCGTTGCGTCGACGATTGGGAGATTCTTCTGCTTCGCGATGGTGTGGACGTAGGACATTCTGTTGCTCCTTGGGAGTCACCTCCCTGCCGTGGTTACTGACGCTTTCCGGTGCGGACGTCGTGCAGCGTCTGTGCGAGCTGAGCCATCGCCAGCCGCGTTGTGACGATCTCCTCGCTCAGGCTCACGTTGATGGCGCGCATCTGCTCGCAGTCCTCGAGCGCTGCGAGGCGAAGGGCTTCGGCTTCCTTGAGTGCGCGGTTCATCTTGCACGAGTCGGCCGTCTGCTTGATGAGGCGGTTCACTGTCTCGCGGTGCATTGACCCCTCGCGCTCGAGCCGCTGCCGTTCGGTGCGCAGGAGGACGTCGAGATGGACCACATTGTTGCGCTCGGCGTAGAGCTCGGCGGTCGTGTCGGCGAGGGCCTTGTCGGACCGGTCGAACTTCGCCTGGTACTCGGCGCCGAGTGACTGCTGAACGCTCAACTGGCGCTGAAGCGTCTGGACCGTGGCGCCAAGATTCGCGACTCGCTCGGTCATGGTGTCGAGCTCGAGTTCGCGCCGGCCGAGCAGCTCGCAGATGAACCGGACGTGCTGGCCGCTGCCGCACAGCGCCCACAGGTCGTCGTACGCGTGCTTGGTCTCGCCGCAGACGTTCGCGGCGACGTCGGACATCCGATCGTCGATCGATACGCTGTTCTCGTCGAGCTCGACGTCGAGATGGGGCAGCACCGCGACGGGGCGGACGTACGGCAGCCGCTCGGGCGCGGGCTGGCCGACGATCGTCGGCTCGCTCGAGTCGGGACAGCGCCCCACGTCGATGAGGGGCGGGCGCATGTCGACGGTGATCGCGCTGTGGATCGCGAGGTCGTGCATGGCGATATCGTAGGAGGCGGTCACGGTCAGTCCTTTCGAGATTCGACCCACAGGAGGGCCGCGAGTGAGGCGATTGCGACGTAGCGGAGGGCGTTGGCGAGGTGCTTCACGGCTTGGCTCCGTTGCGGGCGTTCCATGCTTCGGCGCAGAGAGCACGGGCGTCGCGGTCGCCGCGGATCGCTCGACCGATCATCTCCTGATCGAGGGCTGCTCGACCGAGCCAACCGGTGTTGTGCCGGAGCCAGTTCAGCTGCTCGTAGCAGATCGTCTCAGCGGTCACCCTCACGGCTCCCTCCTTCCGCCCATCAGCGCCCAGATGCCGAGGGTCAGCACGGCGAGCAGGAGGATGGTGGCGTGGCCGTCGGTCATCGCTTCCTCCCAGTCTTCATCGAGTCGGCGACGCGCTCCCAGCCCCACGAGACCATCTCGAACATCGCCTCTTCCGCGATCGTCTCGAGTTCGTCCTCGGTAGAGTCGTCGTCGACCTCAATGACCGCGACGCGACGGCAACCGACCAGCCCGATCGACACGTTCACAGCGATTTTCACGGCCGACCTCCATGCATCGCCTCGATCCAGATCTCCGCCGCTTCGGAGGCGCAGAACCGGATTGGCTGCGTCGTCGCGCGAGGATCCACGTCGACCGACGGCATCGGCAGGTAGAGTTGCCCGACGTCGACGACGGGAAGCTTCCGGCCGTTCGCGGCCACGGTCGGCGTCCAATCGACGGGGAGGCGCTGGGTCTCGTGCGGCTTCACAGCGAACCGTCCGTCGCGAGGAACGCCATTGCGCACGGGTCCTGGGAGTCGATCCTGATCTGCTCGAGGCGTTGGTCGGTCGGCGACCCCTCTGGCGCGTCGGCCAGTTCGCGGTCCAGCTCGTCTAGCTGGAACTGCAGGATGGCGCGCGCCATCTGGTCGGGCTCGCGGCGCTGCTCCTGGATAACGGAGCGACGCTCGGCGAGGGTGTCTTGCGCCGAGCGCTTCACGGCCGCACCGTCCTCAGGTCGAGGTGGGCAGCGCGCGCGTCGCACTCCTCGGCGCGATCGAGACGCATCTGGCACTGGTCGCCGACGAAGCGCGAGGCGTCGGTACGGAGCGAGACGGCGAGAGCGCGCCAGGCAGAGGCGTGACCGCCGACGGAGGAGAGGGATTCGAAGAGGGCGAGTGGTGAGGGCATGCCGCTATAGTGGCAAGCACCTCTTGTCTTGTCAAGTCAGACTTGGCGACGCCGTGTCGATTTCGCTCGCCCTCTTGCGTCAGATTGGCGATCCGCGAGCAACCTCACGACTTTCAGCACGACCTCGATCGCTTCGTTGTCGTTCCGGATTAGCCGCACAACACGCAGCACCTTCTCGTCCGGCACGTCCAGCACCGAAGCACCCATCGAACGGCAATACTACGCCGGCGTCTGGCGCTCAAGCCTTCTTCGTACCAAACCGTCGCGCTATCTGTTCCACGAGCGCTTTGTCAGCCTCCGATAACTCGGGCCATCTGCGGATGAGTTCGCGGAGTCTGTCGTCGATGAGGGGCGCTACCCCACTTGGGGGCGTTCCGCCGAGCGCCGCCACGATTGCGGCCCATTCGTAGGTCCAACTCGCCGTCCCATTAAGGAGCAAATATAGGTTCTGCCGGGTCATGCCGGCGCGACGCGCCAACTCTGCGCGTGTCCACTTGCGATCGGCCAGCCGGCGCTCGATCCATGCCTTGTCTTCCTTGGTCACGCGGTACGGCGTGCGTGGCTGCTGCTCCTTGGAGTCCGGCATGGTCGGATTTCCTCGGTAACACGAGCAGATGCCAAGTCGCTCTTGACTTGGCGGACAAGTGTGCCTTACCTTTGTGGTCATGACTGATGGTCAGCGGCTGATGAGATGGCGTAAGGCTCGTGGGATTTCGCGGCAAAAGCTGGCGAAGACCCTTGCGGTTTCGCGACAGACGATCCTCGCGTGGGAAACCGGGACTTGGCAGCCATCGGAGGATCGGTGGCCGCAGATCGCGCGCGCACTTGGATTGCCTGCGCCGAGGCAGGCGAAGCAGTACGCCCCACTCCCCGAACCTCCGACCGCGCGAGCCGCCTCGTGACAATTCACCCGGCTCTCGGTAACCACCTCATTCCGGAGTGCCATGCTGGTTGTTTGCACAGCGAGCCTCCGGCGCACTACGTACTTCTGCGCAGTACACCTTTCGCGGCCCGCTCGCCCCTGTCCCTCGCGTCCAACGTTGAGCGCAGCGTCACCCAGCACGCGCTCCGTCGTACTGGCACCGCTCCCTCCCGGGCGGTGTCGCGAGGGTCTGCTCGGGGCGAGCGGGCCGCCCTTTCTCTCACCGTGGAGTCCTGAGTGGAAAACCTCGTCCAACGTCTGATGTCGAGCCGCACCGACTGGCTCGAGCACCTCGAGAACGATCTGCGCATCTCGGTCGTGCGCGACGGCGACCTCGCCTCGCTCAAGTACAACCAGATCGAGTCGCCGATGGCCGACCCGATGGTCCAGCAGTGCCGCGGCATGGTCGTCGACGTCGCACGTGAACGTGTCCTGGCGTGGCCCTACAACAAGTTTTGGAACTTCGGCGAGCACCTCGCGGCGCCGCTCGACTGGTCGACCGCGCGCGTGCAGGAGAAGCTCGATGGATCGCTGATGATCCTCTACTTCGACCGCGAGTGGTGCGTGGCGTCCAGTGGACACCCGACGGCGGGCGGCTCGTTCGGCGCCGACACCAGGACGTTCCGCGATGCGTTCTGGTCCGTGTGGAACGACCTCGGCATGAAGCCTCCGACCGCTGCGCGCTCGCAGCACACGACGTTCATGTTCGAACTGTGCGACTCGCCCAACCGCGTGGTCGTGCGCCACGAGAAGCCTCGTCTCGTCCTGCACGGCGCGCGAGATCTGGAGGGTGGCGAGATGCATCACAACGACCTCGGGCTGCTGGCCGACAAGCTCGGATGGGAGCATGTCGCTGACCATCCGATCTCCACAGTCGCGGACTGCCTCGCGGCTGCCGAGGCGCTCGACCCGCTCAAGCAGGAGGGTTTCGTCGTCGTCGACGCCTCGTTCAACCGCGTCAAGATCAAGTCGCCGCGCTACGTCATCCTGCACCACCTCAAGGGCGAGGCAACCCCGCGGCGAGCGATCGAACTGTGGCAGACCGGCGAGACCGAGGAACTGCTCAACAGCTTCCCCGAGTTCAAGCCGGTCATCGAGCCGATTCACGCCGACCTGGACCTGATCGCGGCGCAGTGCGTGAAGGACTTCGAGGAAAACATGCCGCGCGCGAGCCGCAAGGAGTTCGCGATGGCCGTGAAGGACCGGCCGTGGTCGTCGGTGCTGTTCAGGATGCTCGGCGAGGAGCGGCACGACGTGGAGACCGCGAAGGCGATCATGCGGCGCGGCTCGCTGCAGAGCCTGGAGAGGATGCTCGGGCGATGAAATCCGCCGCATCCCCCCAAAAGGTCCCCAATTCGGGGAGTAAATCCGGCGATCGGGCCGAGAACACCCCCAGGCCGCGAGGTCGCCCACTCGGCATGCGCGATCGCCACGGTCGGTGCGTGCCTGCGCGCTGTGACCTGGCCAGCGCGTCGTGGCGTGCGTTCTGCCGCGACTTCGGGCACCGGCTCGAGAAGCTGATGGCCGAGCGTGATGTCGCGGCCACCGAGCTCGCAGCGGCTACGAGCTTCCACCTCGGCTCGATCCAGGCGTGGCGCCGCGGTGCGCGGATGCCGAACACCCACGGGCTAGCGGTGATCGCCATGGCGCTCGGATGCGCGTTGGTCGACCTGTTGCCCGCGCAGGCGCACGCGGCTGGGGGGGTCTCATGACCGCCTCCTACTTCGACCACCTGACCACGCCTCGCCACCAGCACGTACCCGACAGCGATGGCCTGTGCTCGTACCTGCTGGTCGTCGACGGGGCGTTCGTGCAGTCGTTGTCGCCCGTCAAGACGACGCTGTCAGACCTCGAGGCGATCGCGTTCCTGTGGCCGCACTCGGAGGCGGAGAGGTGGTTTCGCGAACTGGTGGAGCGGTGGCCGTATCTGAGAGGCGCGCAGGCGGTGAGGGGTCGCCCATGACCAGACGAGGCGAGAGATTAACAAGCGGCATGACGAACGCGGAGCGGCTTCGTTTACTGCGCGCCGATGCCGTTGCTCGAGGGCTGTGTCTGGAGTGCAGGTGCAGAACGCCACGCGATGAACTCAAAACATGCGACGTGTGTTTGCAGCGCGCGAGAGACCGCATCGAGTCTCACCGCCTGCGCGGCAAGTGCGACTGTGGTCGGCGGCCACCGCCCGGACTGTCGATGTGCAACAAGTGCCGTGCGCGATCTTCCAGAAGGAATGCCCAGGACCGTAGTCGACTCGTCGCCGAGCAGATCTGTCCGCGGTGCCGGAACGGTCAGCCGCGGGACGGTCGTCGTCAGTGCGACGCATGCCTTGTTGATCTACGCGAACGGGCAAGCCGTCGGTATTGGAGCAGCAGGCCGGAGCGCGAGCGAACCCCTCCGACCTGCTCGGAGTGTGGCGAACAAGGCCACCTCGCCAGCCGACACCGCCCTGACTGGAGACTGGAGTCTCGCCCATGACCCTCCGCACCACCGCTCGCATCTACTCGACCCTCCTCGTCGCGTTCGTCGTCGCCGTCTACGTCGCGCTGTACATCCTCGCCGGCGCGTGGCCGATCGTGGCGCTGGCGGTATTCGGTGGGCTGTTGATCGCCGCGGCGGTTGGCGGGCTCTGCTTTGATGGTGAGCCGTGATTGCTGGACAGCTCGCCTTCTCGCTCCCTGGCCAGGCGACCGATCGATCTGGCCCCTGGATCGTGAGCCATAAGTTCGACCGCGACGGAGCTCGTCTCGCGGACGGTCACTACTCTCGACGCACACCAGGGAGCCCGCAATTCATGCCGCCCGGCGAGACGTTCATATTGGTCACCCCAGCCCGAGACGCGGTGTTCGGCTGGTGGCGCCCCCATCCGCGCGCCGGGATCGTCGCTATGAACGGCCTCGACGGCTGGACATGCAGCATATTCCGCAACACCGGCCCGTCGCTATCGAGCGCACTCGTCCTCGCAGCAGAGGAAGAGTTGGCGCTGGCATGGAGCCGTGGAGATCTCGCTGCACCGTGCGGTCCTGACGGGCTTCTAACGTATGTCTGGCCGCGCAAAATCCGATCGACCAACCCGGGCTGGTGCTTCCAACTCGCTGGGTGGAGGCGCTCGAAGTGGACCAGGAGCGGCAAGAGGCTGCTGCACAAACCGTGGCACCTCGCCGGGATTGCGGCGTGCGAGTGGCCAAGGGTTGAGGCGATCGTCGCATGATCCCCGCCTACCTCACAACCGGCGTGACCTTAGTCCACACCGAGCAACCCTCTACGTGGCACGCACTCCGCGCTGCGTACCCGGGCGGGCGAATCGTCACGACCTGCGTGCTCGAGCTGCCGTACGCGCGGCTCAACGTCATGGTCGTGCGTCCTGGTGAGCGCGTGCCGTCGAACATCTGCGGCGCTTGCAGGAGGCACGTGGAGATCGCGATGCACGGGGCGTGCGTCCCGGTCGAGGCGGTTGCGGTCCAGCGGGTGAACACGCCGAACCTGCGTGGCGCGAGGATCCGGGCAGCGACGTTGACGGGCGTGGCGGCGAGGGTGAGCACGGCCGAGGTGGAGTGGACGGAGGGCGGGATTCCGGAGGTGGCGATCAGTGACCTCAGCTCGAGGAGTTACGTGAGATGAGTAGTCCGATTCCGGTTGCGCACAGCTGGACCATATACACAAGAGGTCTCGCGTACGTCGCCCGGCACCGCTGGATGTGCTCGTGTCGTCGGTGCGGCACGTGGCAGAAGAAAGTTCGCTCTGCCCGCAACGGCGGCGCGAGGCACGTGGCGGCGATGGAGAAGAAGTAGTCGCGATGTCGCGAATCAACGTCGACTTCACCGCAGTGGCCGACAACGACGGTCGGTTTAGCCGCCTGGCCGGCCTGCTTGGCCTCGCCGATGCCGACCACGCACGCGGTCGCATGGAGCACCTGTGGGTCGCTTGCACCACCCGCGGCGAGTCGGCGCTGCCTCGGTGGTTGGTCGAGAAGCACCTTGGCCAGTCCGGACCGGAGGCGCTGATCGCCGCTGAACTGGCGCGGTGGGCGCGCGGACGCGGCGACTCTCAGACTCGAACGCTCTACATTCGCGGCGCGGATAAGAGGTGCCTCTGGCTTCGAAAGAACCAGGAGCAATCTTCCAACGGCGGGAAAGCACAGGCCGCAAACTCCAGCCGGGTGGCTGGTAGATTCGCCAGCCGGGTGGCTGGCGGCGACTCCAGCCCTCCTGCTCCTGCTCCTGCTCCTGCTCCTGCTCCTGCTCCTTCAGAAGAGAGAGAGAGCGGCGGACCTTCGGTCGCCTTGCTTGCCCTCTCTGGTCCGGTTCCGAAGCCCAAGAGGGCACGCAAGAGCAAGCCGTTCGACTGCTCGCCAGAGGAACGTGCGATGGCGCTCCGGGTGCTCGGCAAGCTCGGGGAGCGGAACCAGATCGCGTACACCGGCTGTGATGCGCACGTGAGGCTGATCGTCGAGCGGCGACGCGAAGGGAACACCGAGCTAACGCTCCGCGCGATCATCGCCTACTGCGCCGAGGGCAAGAAGTGGGAGGGCGACCCCAAGATGCAGGACCACCTGTGCCCGGAAACTCTCTTCGGCCCGCAGACGATCTCGAAGTACCGAGACGCCGCGCTGTCCTGGGCGGCGCGTGAGTATCCCGATGCCAGAATCGAGGAGGCCAAGTGACCGACGAACAAGACCCCGAAGTCCTCGCCGACCTGCGACTCCGCGCCTCGTCGATGCACGACCGCACTCGAGCCCGACCGACCAAGAGCGCATGGTCACCGCCGGCGATCGTTGACCGGTGGCCGTGCAAGACGGGCTGCGGCGCGATGGTCGACGTCCCGATCGACGCAGTGCAGGCGCTCGACGTGTTCAACGCGCAGCTCAAGCGGCAGCGCGAGAAGCCGATCGCCCCGAGCCAAGTCATGGTCTGCGACAAGTGCAAGGCGACGCTACTCGAGCAGGAAGCCGAGGAGAAGCGAACGCGAGCGGAGCGGGTCTCGTTCCACGTCGCAGCGCTCGGCGCATCGAAAGGCATCCCGACCGAGGAGCACGGCATCCTCGAGCAGCTCAAGCGTTGGGGCCACCCGGACCCCGAGGGGCTGGCGAAGGCAATCGCAGAGCGACGCGCGGCCGAGCGCGGAAGCAACAAACCACGCAGAGGAATCTGATGCACCAGTCGTTCGATGAAATCACCAACCGCCGCGACTCGCGCGGTCGATCCCGCTGCAGGTGGACAACGCGATCGCGCGTCGCCTGCCGCTACGCCTTCCTGTTCGGCACGACGCTGACCGAAGCGGCTGACGCGATGGGCGTGAAGGTCGCGTCTGTCTCCGAGGCGTGGAGATCGCTTTACCCGGGAGTCTCAGCGTTCCGGAGACGGAGGGCCGCGTGAGGAAGAAGCAGACCCGTAAATCTATCTCGTACAGCCGTGAGCTCTACCTGCGCGCCTCGGAATTCGCCGCTAGCAAGGGCGTCTCGATGTCGCAACTCGCCGCCCGAGGTCTCCGTGCGGTGCTCGACGGTGAGGTCGAGATCGGTACTCTCCCATCACCGGACGAGGTCCAGCGCGCGACCGTGGAGGCTCGCGCGGTATTGACCTTGGCTGAAGTCGAGGCGCGCTGCGCCGCACGCGACCTCGAGCGCAAGGCCATCGCGGAGCGTGCGCGTCTCCTGCGAGAACGTCAGACCGCAGCGAAGGCCGTGCCCTGGACACCGGTCCGACTTGCCCCGACCCCGCGCGATGTCAAGCCGGTCTGTGCGCTCTGCGTCGAGCCGATCGCCGGCGATCCGATCCTGGCGCCGCTCGGTCGTGACGGCGCGATCGTCAAGGTCTGCATGGATTGCGAGACGACGACACCGAAGGAGCGCGATCACCTGTTCGGCGCGCGCAGCCACGGGATCGGCAGCGACGGCGTTGGCGAGGGCAACCGTCGCGTGGGCAGGGTGGCGCGATGAAGTCACAGTGGCTCGACGGGACCGGGATCCTGTGTCCGAAGTGCGGCTGCGACACCGAGGTGCTCGAGACGCGGCGCAACGTGAAGTCGCTGCGCCGTCGCCGTAAGTGCGTCAACGCGGCGTGCGACGGTCGGGTGACCACGGTGGAGATCATCGTCTCGGACGCGCGCGTGAAGGGTCGGCACACGAACGACCTTGTGCTCATGCCGCGCGCTCAGGTCGCGAAACTGGTCGAGTTCGTGCGTGACCTCGATATTGCGGAGGACGCATGAAGACTCCCCGCAGCGACATCGTCACCGACGCGTTCTGCGCCGGCAAGACGATCGCAGAACTGGCGCTCGCGTACTGGGCGAGCCCAGCCGTTATCGAGTCAGCGATTCGGCGGCAACTGAACAGGGAGAGGAGCCGGAAGCGATGATCGCCCGCACCGAGAACTACGGCCACGGCTGGCGCGTCCTGCTCGACCTGGGCGGCGAGGAGTGGGTGTTCACGGTCGAGAGGGCTGTCGCGTTGCGGAACGCGTTGACCGCGGCGATCGACGAGGCCGCAGCGAAGTCCTGCCTCGAGCAGGCGGAGGAGAAGCGATGAGCGACTCGATCAAGAGACCACCGGGATGTCTGTGTCACTGGGAGGTTGGCGACTCGTCATGCCCGGTGCATCCGCCTGATGCCGCCGAGCTGGCGTACGCGAGGAGCATCGGGGCCCCGTATCGGCTGAACGACGTGGCTAGGAAGGCGAAGCCATGAAGCCCCGCTACTCCAAGCGCACCGTCGACGAGGCAGTGCAGTTGCTCGATGTGTATGCCAGTCAGATGGCGACGAACTATTGGCATGAGACGCTCGCGCATACCGCTGACCGCGTTGGCACGGCCTTCGATGCATGGGATCTGGCGTTCAAGTCCTGGCTGTCGGTGCATGACATGTCGCTGAACAGCGAAGGGTGCAGGGACAGCGGCGCAGAAGCCGCACAGCGACTGCGCGAAGGGTGGCGACCGTGAAGGCAAACGATATGGTATGGGTACTGATGGAGGTGCGGGCGGCCGAGATCGCGGAGGGCGCGTTCTGCGGCCGTCGGGGCAGACCTGTCCTCGGCGGCGACATCCTCGGTCAGATGTCCGACGACGAGTTGGACGGGTGGACGCGAGCGGATCGCGACTCTGCTCCAATCCACAACCCAGAGCACCAGACGTACTGTGCGTGGCCGATCGGCTGGGTGAAGTCACGGCTCGCCGGGTGGATGGCCTACCAGATCGCGAGCACGCCATGACCCCCGGAGAACGCTCACTCTGGCTCGCCGTGTACGCCGCGAGCTGGCACGTCTCGACAGGTCGGCCGCACCTCGGGCACTTCACGGATGAGGACCGGGCGAGGTGGTGCGCGCAACAGGCGAGCAAGGCGCTTGAGGCGCTCCGACGGGCGGTGAGCAGTGACTCGACCGGCGAGCTCGACGCGAGGGCGATGCGCGAGGTGCTCGAGTGATCGCCTGTCCGAAGTGCGGCTTTTCCCCTGACGCCGAGGTTACCGCGCGCTGGGCGTTTCGGCTGGACAAGCGCATCGAGTCGGCGAACCTGTACACGGTGAACAAGGGCAACTCGAGGTGGCGCTACTCGAAGGTGCGTGACGAGTGGCAGTGGCTGGTCAAGAAGGCGCGGATCGAGTCGCGGCTGACCACGGCCAGGGCGAACGCGTTGAGGCGAGTCACGATCACGCGCCACTACGCCGGACGGTGCCAGGCGATCGACCGCGACAACCTCGGCGTGAAGCCGCTGGTCGATGCGCTGGTGCGCGAGGGCGTGATCCACGATGACGCGCCCGCGTGGCTGGAACTGCACGTGATGCAGGAACGGTGGGACAGCAACGAAACGTGCATCGTAGTGGAGGAGTTGGCATGAGCGAGACGATCAAACTGGGCGAACTCGAGGCGTTGGTGTCGGCGATGACCGAGGCGGAGCAGTACAAGTCGCTGCCCTCGTGGAACAACGGCGGCATGCCACTCGCTGACTTCGCGATCCCCGGCCACAACGAAGGCCTGACGGTGGAGATGCTCGCGGTCGACGCAGATGGGATCGTGGCGCTACGGCGCGCAGCCGAGACGCTCGTCGCGATCGCAAAGTCTGCGTACGCCTGGAAACACTCCGAGTGGGAGCACGGCGAATTGGCCGCGTTGCTCGATGCCATCGACGGTGTCGAGCCATGACCGACTTATCCGTCCGCTTCGGCACCGACCCGCGCTGGACGACCTGGCGGGGCTGGCCGCCGGCGATCGTGATGCGCGCCTGGGCCGTGACCGAGCGGGCGAGGCAGATCGGGTTCGTGCCGTGAGGTGTCTAGAGTGCACGCCGGCTGCGCAGTGCCCGCCATGCTCGGAGCGGACAACGAAGCCCGCCGACGACCTCCAGTCGGCCCTACGGGCCCTCGTGGACGTCGTGGACCGGATCGGCGGCTATATGACGCCCGAGGACCAGCGCGTGCTGTGGAGGGCGCGGGTGCTGGCGAGGGGCGGGAGGTGAGGACTTGGAGCGAGGCGATTGCCGAGCGTTCGGAGCCTGCGCCATGACGCTTGATGAGTTAGCTACGCTGGTCAGGTTGTTCGGCGATCGCGTGCGGATCGGTCCGGGCGGCGAGGTGACGATCGAGCGAGAGCCACCGCGCCAGTATGCCGTGGACACGAAGAAGGGCAGGACGACGAAGTGGACGAACCGCTGACACCGCGACAGCTGCGCCGGCTCGTTGCTCAGGTCGACGCCGAGGATCGCCGGAATCGACACGCTGACACTGGAGTCGACGAGACCAAGCTGACGCCGACCGAGCAGGCCTTCTGCGCGCTGGCCGCGAGTCGTGGGCGGCGCGTCATCCGCAACGGGTGGCCGGACTTCCTCGTAGAGGACCCGAAGACTGGCAAGATGATCGCGGTCGAAGTGAAGTCGAACGTTGACGCGCTACGTCCGGAGCAACGCAGGATGTTCGCGGCGCTCGAGCGACTCGGGATCCGCGTGTTTGTGTGGAGACCAAAGAGCCCGAGGAGTCTCTCGCCTTGGAGTAGCAAGAAGCTCAGGAAGCCCCGAGAAGATCGCGAGCAGGGGGCGAGGCTTCCTGCTGTGCGTAGGATGAGACCTATCCGTTAGTGCGCACACATTCGGCGCGTCACCAATGACGTGGCTTACGCTGGAAGAATAAATCGACGTCATGGCCGAAAGTATCGGAGTGACAGTACCATGGTTCGACTAGTTGAGACTATGACACAAATGTCCGTATGGTCACGTATGGTCATTTCGTGTAGAACCAACTCGACCATGCGCTTCCGGTGTCTTGCAACGCCGTACCCCGGGCAGAAGTAGCGTGGGTCGCCCGCGCGCTCAGTTCCCGGCCCTCGTCGACGTCAACATCGACGGCATCGTCATCGGCTCGCATGCGCTGACGAAGAACGTCGAGCGTCTCGAGCGCATCCTGAACGTCGTCGGCCGGCGCCTCGCGCACTGGCTCAAGTCGACCGCGGACACGCAGCCGCTCCCACCCGAGGAGTGGACCGAGAATTTCAAGTTCTACTCGAGCGCGCTGACCAACCTGCTCAAGGAGCAACGCGAGCGCTACCGCCTGACGCAGCACGATCAGGCCACGCCCGAACAGCTGCAGGCCCAGTTCCGCGAGGAGCTGCAGCGAGCTCTGCAGTCCTTCACGCCGCAAGAGCGTGCGTTCACCCTGGCACTCTGGGATGCGAGCGCGACTACCACAACGGAGACGCCACAGTGAAAGAGGCAGACTTCGAGAAGTACACCGAGGACCGCGACGTGCTGGAGCCGTTTGTGCGTCGCACGCTCGCTCGTGTTCGAGAGCGGCATCCCAGCGTCACACTCGAAGACATCACAGTGGTCATCGAGGTCAAAACGCCCAGCCCGAACGTCGGGCTCGACGCCAAGCTGCGGTTCGCGCGCTTGCTGTCCGACATGGACCGAGAGGGTGTTGTCTTGTGATCAGTCCCAAGCGCGCCGTCGAGCGCTGCGAACGCCTCGCTGCCCTCGGTCCGCCACCGCCACAGCGCCACAACCGCAAGTTGAAGCGCTGGCTCGACGCGTTCTCGTCGATCATGGTGAGCGAGATGAGCGAGATGAGCGAGATGAGCGAGATACTGCGTGCGGTCTACACGCCAGGCAGCATCGAGGACCTGGCGCATCGCCCGATGCCGTGGGTCTACGGGCTGATCCGCAAGGAGTCGAAGGATGCCTGACCATCGCCCACACCCGCGCCTGCGCTGGCACACCGAGGACGTCACGCGCGAGCCGATCTTCGTCGTGCCAGGCGCGTCGGTCGGCTCGTCATCCGTCGTTCCGCGCGGCAAGACCTGGGGCATCCGCGAGCGCGGCGACACGGGCAAGCTGGTGCCGCACAGCTACCGATGCCCGGTGCACGGGGTGTTCGATCTGCGCGTGCCGGTGAGCGACGTGCCGGATGAGGTGGCGTGCACGGCTGAACTCATGGACGTGCCGCTGGACGTTGCGCTCGTCGCGTTCCACCCTGGGAATTACTGCGGCTACATGTCGCCCTGGGCCGGCGCGACCTGCGCGATCGGCGTGGAGTCCGGGATGGTGAACGGGTGAGCGTCGTGCACCTGTACAGCAACGAGGGATACGACGAGAGCGAAGTGTGGTGCGGCGAAGTCGCGTACTATCGCGATGGCACGCCCGCGCGAGAGCCTCACAAGGCCACGTGCAAGCACTGCCTGTCCGAGGCTGCGATCTACGGTGAGGCAGCGATGGTGCGACTGAAGGAGCTGCAGTGACCGCCTTCGACTTCGCCGGTGCACCTCGCTCCTTCTCTCGTGGCAAGCGCGTCACCCTCGACGGTGCATTCTGGGCAGAAGGATGCATCGGCGCCGGGATGCTCGGCCTTCCGGCGGTTCCCGTGCATCGCCTCGGGCTCGACTGGCCGCGCTGCTTCCATTCGCTCGGCGTGGCGCTCGGGCGGCATGAGGTGCGACGGCTCGAGCTGAACGTCGCGCAGCAGGCGTGGATGCAGAGCCCGATCGCGCGGAGACAGGCGCCGTGAAGCACTCCCCCGACTGCGCACTCGTCCTCTACGCCAGCATCGACCCAGCGACGCTCAAGCGCCCGCTCGAGTGCGACGGCGTGGAGTGCGACGGCGCGCACGCGATGCCCGATGCTCCCGAGGAAGCGCCGACCGAGGACGATGCACCCTCGAACGTGCGCCCGATTCGCTCAGGCAATGACGTCGTGCTCACGGGCGATGCAGCACGCGCCTACCGACAGCTGCAGAAGGCCGAGCAGGCGCTGCGGGGCGCGCAACGAAGCAAGGACGAGGCGCTGAGGGCGTTTCTCGAGGCGGTGACGAGGTGAAGTTCACCTTCACGCGAGCCGAACTCGAGGAGAGTCGCTTCTCGTGGCGCTGGATCACGTGGTGCCGCGAGTGGGGGTACATCGGCGCGGCATTCGCCGAACTGGATCGCCTGGAGCGTGCGCTGTGGGAGCGGTCATGATCGCCGCTGCCGAGACGAACCACGTCGCCCTCGAGCGCATCGGTGGCGCACCGCTTTCCCTTCGCATCCGCCACGCGCATCGCGACGACCCGGGCGAGATGGCCTACATCCGATCATCGTTCGGCGAGGGCTACAAGCAGAGCAGCAACCGCCTGTTCAAGATGCCATGGCCCGACTTCAAGCGCCTCGAGCGGCCCCGACTGGACGCTGTGCTCGGTCGGGCTGACACGCAGCTGCTCGTCGCGGACCTCGACGGTGCGGTCGCAGGCTGGCTCGCGTGGTGCCCCGGGCGCCGCGTCGACACCGTGCACTGGACGCACACGCGGCTGCGGATCCACGAGGACAACTGCGCCACACGCGCGGACCGACGAGCGAAGTGCGACTGTGACGCTGAGGACCTGCGCAAGCGTCGGGTCATGACGACCCTGGTGAACGCGGCGCAGCTCAAGAATCGACTGGTCTACACGCATCGCGGGGCACGTCGCTCCGATGAGTGGATCGTGCCGTGGCTCGCAAGGCGCGGCGTAACCGCGGCATTTTTGTCGCTACGTGAATGGGAGACCTGATGAACTCCGAGATCGACATCACCGAGAGGTTTGCCGAGGTAGCCGATGGCCCATGGTATGAGTGGGACCCGCGCGTCACGGCCGCAATCGAACCGCACATTCCGAGCGACCGGGACCTGACGCAGCGATTCCGCGCCCGACTCGAGAAGCAGGCGCCCGGGACCGAGTGCACCGCGAGCAAGTCTGCCAGCGCGCGCTACACCGTGGTCGACAACGTGAACTACGAGCGCAGCAAGCGCTACCTGCGCGTGCGCATCGGCACGGAGCACGTCTTCGCAGCGACGCGACTCTCTGACGTCGTTCGTCGTGCGTACTTCGATGCGGCTGACCTGCTCGCCGACACGATCGCACTGCAGGTCCACGCCATGCGCCGAGAGCACGGGAGGGTGGTGGTCAGCTGGCTGCCGTCCGGGTTGATGCATCAGAAGACCGGCGACGAGCGCCTCCGCATCGCCACCGATCCATACACCGACACGGCCGTCGCGCTGATCGCGGCCTACTACGTCGTCGCGCCGGTCAGCAAGGAAGGGTTCGCACCGTGAACGCCGAGATCGGAATCGACGGCGAAGGCCGCGCCTACGTGCTGCTCAGCAAGCTGACGCCGACCGAGCAGGACCTCATGAAGTACCTGCGCGCGTTCCTGCCGCTGAAGTACTACGAGTTCGACGCCGAAGCGCGCATCGTCGGCGATCGCCTGCCTGGCTCAGGGCGCGACGTTGTCTACCAGGAGCCGGGCAAGTCGGACGGGGTGAGCGTCGGCAAGAAGGATCAGGCATGAAACTCCTTTCCATCAAGCTGCCCGACCTGCCCATCCTCGGCAGCCAATCGCACTTCTACTGCGACAAGCCCAACGCGCCGCTCAAGGGCTGGTCGGTGCACGTCCGCGGGCCCGTGGTGTTCCTCGTCTCGCCGCCCGGCTGGATGCCCGGTGAACCGTCGGCCCGGTTCGATCCGAAGGGCCCGCGCCGCATGGTCGGCCCGCTGCGTGACTGCGTGCTGTTCTGGGAAGGCGGCGACGTGGACGCGGCGCAGAAGTACGACGGTGAGCCGATGGGCATGCCGGTCGAGGTGCTGAGCGACGAGGAGATGGAGCGGGCGACGGCGCCGAAGAGGGTGGCGAAGTGAGCCAGTCCGCGACGTGGGACACGATGCAGGTGGCGCGCGATGCCCGGCTGTGTGGACGACTCGACGTCGCGGAAGCGCTGCAGGCGGAGATCGACGAGGATCTGCCCGCGTACTCGCACTTCTACGCAAGAAAATGCAGTCGACCGCACCAGCTGTCACAGGTCGACTTCCTCGAGTGGACCGGAACGCACGAGGCGGCGCGGCTCGTGTCAGTTCAGATGGCGCAGTCGCTGAACTACAGCGCGCCGATTCAGTTCGAGCGCGGCTCCGATGCCATCGAGATGCGCATGCGCTACTACCACGCCAGCCACTTCGGCTGGAACGGCGTGTTCCGGATCGACTGACGCCATGCACCTCGACCCCTCCGTCCTCTCGACCCTCGGCAGACTGGCCAAGCTGCGGCCGGCGGAGGCGGTGAGCGACGAGGCCAAGGAGACGCCCGAACAGGCTGCGGCGGTGCTGCGCAACCTGGGCTACCCCCACCCCAAACAGGCGGCGTTCTTCCGACGCAGCAAGGCAGCATGGAAGGCGACCTGCAAGACGCGTCGAGCCGGCGCCACTGCGGGCGGCGTGCGCGAGTTCTTGGCCCGAGCCATCGAGCAGCCAGGTTTCCGCGCCACGTACGTCACGACGACGCGCCAGGAAGCCCACGACCGCGCGTGGGAGAACGACAATGACTCAGGCTTCGTCCAGATCCTTCGCAAGTACGCCACGCCACGACGTCACCCGACGCTGAAAGAGGCGTTCGTGTGGGGCGGGGTTCAGATCGACGTCCGCGAGGGCGACCTCGTGCTCAAGTTCTCCAACGGGTCGCACATCGAGCTGTTCGGCGCGGACAACGTGCGTCGGCACCGCACCAAGCGCGGCAACTCCAAGCACGTCTTCTGGATCGACGAGGCGCAGGACTTCCCGTCGCTCGACGTGTTCTTCGATCGCGTCGTGATCGGATCGCTGACCGACTACGAGGGCGAGGCGTGGATCACGGGAACCCCCGGCGTCGACTGCGTCGGCATGTTCTACGATATCACCAAGGATGTCGACGACGGGCGAATCGAAGGCTGGGAGGTCCACACGATCGCGGTGGTCGATAACCCGTACTTCGGCCACGTCGTCACTGATACAACCGATGGCGCGACGATCTACTACGTCGAGGACAACGCCGGAGAGCGATCCGGTCCGTACGACACCACCGAGCAGGCCGAGAAGATCGCAGTCGAGGTCCGGTGGGAGCGCACCGCCGGCGCGGCCAAGCGCAAGAAGAACTGGAAGGGCACGGAACCAGACTTCGTTCGCGAGTGGCTCGGGCGCTGGGTGAAGGACGATGCTCGGTTCGTCTACCCGGTCCACGCGGTGCCGAAGCACGTACTCATCTACGCACCGCAGCGGCTCGCCGACAACCCGTTCTGGTCGACCGACGATCGATTCAAGGATCACCCGCCCTGGTACGACCACAACGCAGCGCTTGCCGACCTGCCGCACCCGCCCCGGAACTGGGGCCGCCGCGAGTATCAGTGGCTGTTCGGTCTCTGGGTCGACTTCGGCTACAACCCTGACCCGTTCGCCATCGTGATCGGCGCGTTCACCCCAGACCTGAACGACGTCTACGAGATGTTCAGCTGGAAGTGCACCAAGGTCCACACCGACGATCAGGGCGGCTACATGAAGCTCGCCTACGACACCGTCGACTCACTAGTGTCGTTCGTCGGAGACCCGGCCGGCAAGCAGGACGACTTCGAGGTGTGGAAGACGCGGATGAACCTGCCCATCACCGAGGCGAACAAGCAGGGCAAGAACACGCTCGAGGAGTTCCTCGCTGACGACATCCGTCGCGGCTGGTACCACCTGCGCGCGGAGCCCGACGGCAAGAACCCGTCGCCGCTCTACCTCGAGATGCAGCACCTCGTCTACCTCCCCGGCAAACCCGGCAAGACTCGTGAGGTTCACAAGCATCGCAAGGTCAACGGCATCGAGTACGGCGATCATTGCGTCGACGCGGCCAGGTACGGCCACGCTGACCTCACGCACTATCTGGCTCGAGCGCCCGAAGAGAAGCCACCCGCCGGTTCACGCGAGGCGCTTCAGGCCGAGGCAGATCGCGAAGAGGAGCGCCTCGATGCCCGCATGGCCCGGCAGCAGCGGGCGTACGAGGAGGGCGACGAGGTCCCGGGCGAGTACAATCAGACCGAGAACACCGTGTATGGGAGCCATGCGTATGACTACTAGAATCGGCGGCACCAGCGAGTGGCTGTATCGCATGCAGCGCGAAGAGGAGATCCGACGCAGGCGGATGTGGAACGCATGGCCGATCGTTCCCGTGCACGAGGACGCACGCTCGTACGAGAACCACGACCCCGGCGACGAGGACAGGAGCGAGCGATGAGCGAGATCTATGCCGTTTGGTGGTGCGCCGCAGGCGAGAAGAACCTCGGCGACGGTCCGACGAACTGGGTCGGCGCATGGACGTCGCTCGACGCCGCGCGCGCCGCGCAGATGGCGGTGGCCGGCAGTTGGATCAACACCGGCATCGTGACCCTGCCCCTCAACGCCGACCGCCCGACGTCGCGCCACGATGCGCAGCAAGGCGATCCGTACCCGTGAAGCCACCCACCGGCCCCATCGACGCCGACGAGGACGGCAACGCCATCCCGGTCCCGCCTGCCGAGTCCGACCTCGCCCAGCTAATCCAGCTGCTCGAGTACGGGCGCCGCCGCGGGTTCCGGATCGGCCCGACCGTGAAGATCGGCCATCTCGTGACGCAGGTGCAGGACCTGAGGCAGAAAGAGGGCACCGGCCAGGACCTCGAGCCGGATCCTGGACCGTGGCGCGCTGCAGGGTACGAGGGAGACGAGTGAAGCCCAGCAGCGAGATCGACACCAAGCCGATCCGCAAGCCCGCGCCGCGCCCGCCGATCGAGCGGTATCTGCGCTGTTCGGTCGAGATCCCCGACGGTAGCGTCGAGATGGGACTCGAGGTTACCGGGCTGGCCGATCGCCAGGAGACGCGTACCGTCCTTCGCGCGATCGCCACCATGGCGTACATGCGCGCCCGTCTTCAGGGCGGATGGGCAACGACCGAGGAGTTGGCCGACGTCATTACCCCGGACCTTGAAGCCAACATGGACGAGATGTGGCCGAATCGGCCGTGGTTTGTCGAGGTCTGGTCATCGGCCGAGGCGCTCACCCAAGTCTACGCGCCGCTCGGCATGCCCATCCGCTGAACCCTATTGCGCGCCCGCGCGCGTTGTGTAACGCTCCCTGCAAATCAACCGGTCCACAGGCAAAGGGACCATCGATCCCTTGCCATGGCCCCACGCTACAACGCCCCCATCCGCAGCGACGCACACTGGATGCGCGCGAAGGTGGGCGAGCCGGTGCACGATCGGCTGGTCCCGTACGGCAAGGCGCTGCTCGAGCGCGAAGCGAACTTCCACGCGAAGAACCTCACGAGGGAGCGCGTGTACCGCGGTGTCGACCTGCAGAACCAGCGGATCGCGCTCGCCGCGCTGTCCGGCTCGGGCATGGGCATCGCGCGGCTGAACGTCATCAAGGCGATCGGCGACACCTTCGCTTCGCGGCTGTCGAAGGACCGTCCGATGCCCGGGATCGTCGTCAACGATTCGGACTTCGAACTGAAAAAGCGGGCCAAGGACTATCGCGAGTTCATCGTCGGCCAGATGCGCGACACCGAGTTCGACGCGCTGTCGGTTCGCGCGCTACAGGACGGCGTCAAGCTGGGCCTCGGCTTCACGCGCGTCGACGACAGCGACGAGGCGGTTATCGCCGAGCGCATCCCGGTGAACGATCTGCTGTTCGACCGGCGCGAGCTCAAGTACGGCAAGCCGCGCCAGGCGATCCGGATCCAGCGCGTCGCCCGTGACCACCTCGCCGAGCTGTTCCCGAAGCACAAGGAATGGATCCTCGAGCGCTGCGCTGCCTCGCTGCGCCGTAAGGACGACACCGACGTGGACGGCGACGGCCCGAAGGTCGGCGACCTGGACGACTACGTCGACACGTGGGAGGCGTGGTTCCCGCCGATGGTGCCTGACTCGGACATCGGCCGGCACGTGCTCTGCGTCGAGGGCCTGACGCTCGTCACCGAGCAGTGGCACGAGCCGCGGTTCCCGTGGTCGATGTTCCAACTCGGCGATCCCGACTGGGGCATCTACCCCGAGGGATTCGTCGACATGCTCATCGGGATCCAGCACCGGATCAACCTGATCGTGCGGGACATCCAGCTGAACCTCGCCGCGACGGGCCGCGGGATCTGGATGGTCAACAAGGCGAACGACATCCCGGTGGAAATGCTCGCCGGCGCCGCGCCCTACAAGGTCAACTACAACGGCTCGCAGCCGCCGACGTACATCGCGCCGCAGTCCTTCAACATGGCGCAGATGTCGGCGCTCAAGGAGTTCATCGGCTGGGCCTTCGACCTCTCGGGCGTCTCGAAGGCGAACGCGGAGTCGAAGTCCTCGCTCGGCGCCGGCGCCTCGGGCGTCGCGCTGGACACGCAGTACGACATCGACAGCGACCGGTTCCGCATTCCACAGGCGAACTACGCGCGGTACCGGATGCACGGCGGTCAATGCTACCTCGACGCCAGCGCGCGCGTGGCCCGTCGGCGGCAAGAGGGCAAGGGCGAGAAGCGCTCATGGGTCGCCACGACGTGGAAGTCCAAGGATGCGATCCAGAAGCTGGACTACTCGAAGGTCGTGCTCGAGGAGGGCTCGTACCGCCTGCGCATCGAGCCGGTCGGGTTCATCCCGGACACTCGCGCGGGCAAGATCGCGGTGGTCGAGCAGCTGGCCAAGGCCGGCGTCATCCCGCAGTGGCTCGTGCCGATGCTGTTCGACGAGCCCGACCTCGCCGAGGCGAGCCGTATCATGCTCGCACCGATCAAGAACTGCCTGCGCAAGATGGATCTGCTCGCCGAGGTCGACGAGGACCTGCCGATGCCCGAGCAGTACAACGACCTCGACATCGAGCTGAAGGTCTCGGTCGCCTACTACAACTGGATTCAGTGCGAGAACGCGCCGCCCGAGATCCAGGAGCGCTACCGCACGTACTGCGACCTCGTGACCGAGGCGATCAAGGTCAAGGGTCCCGCGACTCCGCCGATGGGCATGGCGCCCGCCGAGCAGCCGCTCCCTGGTGGCGTCCCGATGATGCCGCAAGGGCCAGTCCCGCCACCCATGCCGATCGGCGCCCCGCCGATGGGTCCACCCATGATGCCGCCGGCGCAGATGCCGATGGCGGCCTGAGGAAGAATGCGAATCGTCTTCGACCGCCCGCTCTCCGTCGAGCAGACCCAGATCGCCGTCGACGAGTCTCGTTACTCGTACGGCATCAAGCTTCCGAAGGTCAGCTACCTGACCATGGAAGGCGACACCAGCGCCGCCGATCGCGAGACCGAGGCGCGCGAGTGCCAGCCGTCGAGCATGTTCACGCCCGTCGACACCGACTGGGGCGAGCAGGATTCGCTCGCCAACATCCCGCGCAAGAAGGTCCCGTCCTGGATCCGCGCGCTCAGCCTCAAGGATAACGAGTAATGGACGTCGAATTCCACGAGGAGATGTCACCGATCGGCGGCGCCAAGCCTGCCGCTGGCAACTCACAGCGCGCGCGTGGCCAGATTCACGAGTCGGTGACCGTCGGGTCGGGATCGTCCGAGCCCGTCCGCGACGAGCCGGCCGGATCCGTCGAGCAGGAGTCGGTGACCATCGGCAAGGGTGGTCGCGGCTTCGGCCTGTCGCCCACCGCGCGCAAGATGCTCGAGAACATCGACAAGCACGGGACGGTCTCCGACGAGCCGCCCGAAGCCACCAAGGCCGATTCGCCGCCTGCTGCAGGAGCACCGGCCGCCGCTGTGAATCCTCCCGCCACGCCGACCGGGGCGTCTGCTCCTGCAGCCACCGCGGCTCTCCCGACCGCGCCGGCGACGTCCACCGAGGACGCGATCGCCGAGATGAGGGCCCGCGCGGACCGGTTCGCGGAGCACAACACGCGGCTCGTCACCGAGCTCGAGCAGCTGCGCGCGCGCCCGACCCGGGGCGAGCCATCGAAGCGCGAGCAGGCGCTCGACGAGGCCGAGCGGACCATCATGGAGGACTCGATCGGCGCGCTCCGGCGGGTCTACGCCACTGCGCTGGGCGTCGAGGACCCGAAGCATCCCGACGTCGACAAGCACCTCACGTGGCTGTACCATGACCTCACCGAGCGCGAGCTCGGCGTGCCGCTCGACCCGAGCATCAAGGCACAACGCGAGTCCGAGCGCGTGAAGCACCTGCTCGCCCGCGACCGGCGCGAGCGCACGGCAGAGGCGGCGAAGCCTGCCGAGCAGCCCGTCGACCACGAGACCGTGCAGAAGACCGCGGCCGTCACGCGCCTCATCAGCGAGGGCGACCACGCAACGAAGTTCCCGCTCCTGCGCAATCTGAGCGCGGACTTCGACGGCATGAAGCCCGAGGAGCTGCTGTGGCGAGAAATCAGCCGCGGCCTCCAGACCGGCGAGTACGCCAACCCGACGACGCCGGCGCATGACCAACAGCTGATCGATCTCGCATCCCGCAAGATCGAGACTCACTACCAAGCCCTTGCCGAGAAGATCGCCAAGGCAACGCAGAAGTCACCCGCAGCAAGCACCGCCACGCCAACTCAAGCAGCCGTAGCGACGGATCAAAAAGCGGAGCCACAGGGAAACGGGCCCCGGACCATCACGAACGCGAGCGCGAGTGTTGCACCCGCAACAACTCCGGCAGCAAAGCCAGCACCGACCGAGACGACCCCGAAGCCGTGGAGAAACGAAAAGGAGCGCATCAAGTGGCTCGCCTCCAAGCACTTCGGGGAGACCTGATCGATAGCTGACTCGCGGTGCTCCCCAACAAGGAGCACACCACGTGACCGCACATACGCTAGCGAATCAAGACGCCTTCCTCAAGGACGTCTACACCACCGAGAAGATCCTCGAGCAGAGCTACGGGGAGAATGCCCTGTTCGCCTTCATGTCGAAGGAGCAGGGCGTCATGGCCGGCGGACGTCGATACGTCCAGCCTGTCGAGTTCGGCAACCCGAGCGGCGCGAACGGCGACTACGCGTCCGCGATGACCGACAACACGATCAGCCAGTACGAGGACTTCCTCATCCCGCGGAAGACTCAGTACCAGCGCATCGTGGTGAACCACGAGCTGCTGTTCGCGACGGCGCGCAAGTCCGACGCGTACGTCAGTTCGATCAAGGAGTTCGACCGCGGATTCAAGTCGCTGGGCGAGAAGATCGGGCGCCGCCTGTACCGCACCGCGGGTGGCAACATCGGCAAGCTCGCGATCGCCTCGACGAACACGACCACGCTGACGTTCACCGACAACGCGGCCGTCTTCAACTTCCACATCAACCAGGTCCTGCAGTTCAGCGCGACCGACGGCACCGGCTCGCTGCTCGACAGCGGCGACACCACGACCGTCACCGCGGTGGACCATGAGTCCGGCTCCGTCACGATCGCCGACAACCTCGGCACCAAGATCGCCGGCGTCGCGACCTCCTCGTACGTCTTCCAGCGCGGCGACTACGGCGTCTGCCTCGCCGGCGTCGAGGACTGGCTTCCGATCGACGACCGCACCACGAAGCTGGCCGCGTCGTTCAACTCGGTCGTGCGTACGCCCGCCCCGGTCTACCTGGGCGGCATCTACTACGACGGCACCGCGGCCGGTGGCCTCGACGAGGTCATCATCAAGGCGACCGGCAAGGCTGGCAAGTACGGCGCCAAGACGTCGCACATCTTCGCCAATCCCGAGTCGCTGTCGGACCTCGAGCTGATCAGCAACTCGAAGATGCGCATCCTCGGCGAGCTGACCACGTCGATCCGCAATGAGACCGGCGACCTGATCGTCGGGTTCAGCGGCTACAAGGCCCTCGTCGGCGGGCGCGTCGTTCGCATCTACCCCGACCGCAACTGCCCCTCGAATCGCCTCACCGGCCTGCAGCTCGACACGTGGACCCTCTGGCACACGGGCGAGCTGATCAACTGGACCGGCGAGTCGTACACCGGCAACCGCCTGCAGCCCTCGCAGAACGAGGACAGCGCGGAGGCCCGCCTCGCGAACTACTCCAACGTCGGTTGCAAGGCACCGGGATGGAACTGGAACGCGAAGATCAACCCGAGCACCTGAGGTACGGCCATGACGACTCAAGGAACCGCTCGAAGCACTCACCCGGTCAACTCGCCGAGGTCCGGGACGGAGATCCTGTACGCCCACGTCACCGGCGGCGGCGCCGCGACGTCGTGCACGCTCGACGCGCAGAGTGCGCTCAACGGCGAGATCCTCTCGCTGACGTACTCGAGCACCGGCGTCTACACCGGCGTCTTTCGCTACGTCTACCCCGCACTCGTCGGCGCCCCGATCGTCTCGTGGGGCGCGCAGGGCACCGCCGGCATCCACGGCACCGTCACGGCGATCGACGTCACCGCCGGGACCTTCACCGTCAAGTTCTACGTCGGCAACACGCTGACGGACCTGGCGACCACCGACACCCCCTACTTCACGTGGACGGTCCGCACGTCCGCAAGGAATCCGTAACATGCTGAGCGCAGAACAACTGAAGAAGGTCGGAAACTTCGACCAGAGCACCATCGACGGGCTCTCGGACGCGATCGGCGCCGGCATCGACGCCGTCTCCGCGGCCGGAGCGCTGTCGCTCACCACGTACCTCACCGAGTTGACCGTCTCGGGAACCAAGGCGTACACGCTCGCCGCGCCGACCGTCGCTGGTCAGCGCAAGCGCATCGTGTGCGTCTCGGCGGCCTCCACGCCGCTCGGGACCGTGACGATCTCGAGCCCGGACGACACCGCAGGGTTCGTCTGCTCCACGACGTTCACGTTCACGACCGTGGGTCAGGCGATCGAACTGGTCGCCACGTCCGGCCTGAAGTGGCGCGCGGTGCGCGTCGTGCGAGCCGGCGTCAAGGCCACCATCACCGCCGGCGTCGACGTCCTGACGGGCCTCAACCTGCACCAGGTGTACTCGCTCGCCGTCGACGGGACGGACGCGGGCACCGGTGCCGGCGGCCTGCCGAATGGGTCGGCAGTCGGCGAGCGATGCTCGATCGTTTGCGAGCTTGCGGCCAACACGCCGATCGGCAGCCTCTCGGGCACCTACATCGGAATGTTCGGCACGGCCTACACCGCGGTCGGCGCGATCGGTGTCGTGGCATCGACGACCGTGGTCGGCGACTGCGCGCTGCTCGAGTGGACCGGGTCGGCCTGGCTCGTCGTGTATCAGAACGGCTGCACGCTCTCGTGATCTGAAGGTAGCCGGACGACCGCCAGCATGACGAACGTCATCTACGACAACACCGCGCTCGATACCGCGCTCTACGCGACGAAGGTCGACGTAAAGCCGGTCACGAACGCGACGCGCCAGGTCGCCGCTGCGGACCTGAACAGGCTCCGCACCGCGTTTGACGACACCCGCAAGATCATCAACGGGCTCTCGTTCAACGTGATGGTGTACGGGGCGACCGGCGACGGATCGACCGACGACGCGGCTGCGTTCATCGCTGCGATCGCGGCGGCCCAGACGCAGGTGGCGAGCGGCGCCTACGGCATCTGGGTCGACGTCCCCAAGGGCGTGTACATCCTCGGGACGAAGCTCGAACTGCCCAACGGCGTCGGTCTGCGCGGAATGGGCCCGACCGCGAGCGTACTGCGCGCCAAGAGCACGTTCAGCGGAACGAGTCTGGTCACGAACGCGGACCATGCCGGGACGCAGGAGTTTTGCTTCCTCGAAGGCCTGCAGATCGACGGCAACGAGGGCAACGGCGCGGTGTGCAGCGTTGCGGTCGTCGACCTCGTGTCGCTGTTCATCAACAGCTACATGAACAACTGCGTGGTGCTCGAAGGCTCGAACGTCGGGCTGCGTGTCGCTGGCGTGAACGGCATGGGGCCGGTGTTTTTTCTCAACAACTGGGTCGTCCGCAACAACGGGCACAACGTCCTCGTCGAGGAGGTCGTCGGCAACACGCACGGCCTCAACGGTCTGTACTTCGTCAACCTCGCCAGCGAACACCAGGGCACCAACTCGAGCGCGCTGTACCTGAAGGGCCTCGGTCACAGCCAGCAGTGGAACTTTCACAACATCCACATCGAGCAGGGCGCGACCGGCGCGACCGGGCGCTCAGCCATCACGATTGACGGCGTCTCGCACGTCCTCATCGACGGCGTCCAGCTCGAGGCGGATCTCGCGACCGTATCGAACGGAATCGTGATCACGAACGTGGTGCAGAACGTCGGGATCCAGATCCGCGGCGTGACGAACCAGAACCTGATCAACCCGGTCATCCTGGACCAGAAGAACAGCGTGACCATCGGCGCGGTCAACGTGCCGTACTACTGCACGCCCGACGTCAACTTTCGTGGCGCGCCGCGCTTCACGCCAGACTCCACGACTGGCGCGAAGTCGATCTCATTCCAGTCTTCGGCGCTCGTCGACCGGGCCTGGTTTGATGACTTGGGCCAGCTGACCGGTAGTAGCCAGAACGGTGCAGGCCTCGACGTCGTGGGCAGCGAGGCCGTGACCAACGATCGCGCGCTGACGATCGTCAACAACGCCAAGACGCGCGTCTACGGCTGGAACTTCCCGGTCGGCGGCGGCGGCGTGTCGCGGTTCCGCTACATCACCGGCGGCGTCGACATCATGCAGTTCGGCACCGACGGCTCGGTGTTCCACTACCAAGCGGCCACGTTCCAGCTCGCGCCGACGTTCCAGTCCGGGTTCATCAACTCGGCCGGGACGCGCAACACGAACGAGATCACGCCGACACAGCTGACCGCGAACGTCGACAACTACGCACCGACTGGCTTCTCGACGGCCTACGCGATCATCCTAACGAGCGACGCGTCGCGCGACATCACGGGCTTCGCGTCGCCGACGACCGGGCGCCGGATCTTCGTCTACAACAACGGCGCGCAAAACATCGTGCTCAAGCACGACGTGACGTCAACGGCCGCGAATCGCATCTTCGGGCGCGGCGCCGCGGACACGACGCTGACGCCGAAGACCGGGGTGATTCTCTACTACAGCGCCTCGATCACTCGCTGGATCATCGAAGGAGATTCGCTGTGAAGGGAAGCCATGCCCCGTGAGCTTCCTCCCCGCATTCCTGCCTGCCGACCTCGGTGGTGACCCCTTGCAGAAATCCCTAGCCGACATCATCTCGATCGTTCGCTTCCGAGGCGACATGCGGAGCTCTATCCGCTTCCCGGACGCGAACCTGACGACCGAGATCCAGGCGTCGTGGGCCGAGCTGTACCAGCTGATCGCGCAAACGAATCAGGGCTACTGGGACACGAGCGGGACGATCGACACGACCCCGGCCATCGGCTTCGCGCCGACGCCCAACGGCACCTGGGTCATCCGCAAGGTCAGCCGGCTCAACGGCACCCTGTACGACCCGATGGATCAAGTCGGCGTCGACGAGATCGACTCGTTCGCGGCGACCGGAAAGCCGCTGTGCTTCCGGCCAACCGAGCGCGGCATCGACCTGTACCCGACGCCCGATGCGATCTACACGCTCCGGTTCGTCTACACGCCCGTCGCCCCGCAGCTGGACGAGGCGCGTGAGTTCTTCAACGGGTGGGAGGAGTTCGTCATCTTCGGCGCACTCATCCGGCTCGCCGCGAACAGCGAGCGCAACATCACGGACTGGGAGCGTCAGCTCGAGAAGGCGCGCGTAGTCATCACCGGTGGCGCCGCGCAACGCAAGTCGCAGGAGCCGGACTACGTGCCGATCCGCGAGATCTGGCGCGACGAATTCGACCGTGACCAGAGGTGGCGCTGATGGCGGGGCGTAGGGCGCAGCGCATTCCGCCGGCGACGTCGCTCGGCCTGTCGGTGGTCGACGATCCGCAGGTCGCGCGCGTGTTCGAGGAGACCGGAGCGGCGATCGAGCGGCTACAGCGCGCGCGGAACCGCGAGGCGAAGGTCGTGGACCTGATCGTCGGGACGAACAAGGTGCGCCATGGTCTGGGGCGAGACGCGCTCGGCTACACGCTCGTTGCCACGGTCGCCGACGCGACCTTCGCGCACGCGATGGACATCACGAACCCCCGGCCGGATCTCGAGGTCTGGATCACCGTCGTCGGCGTCGCACAACCCGACGCGCGAGTGGAGGTTTGGTAGATGACGACACTGCCGAACATGGGTCTCACGTTGCCGACGCAGGGCGCGTCTGGGGCCGGAACGTGGGACGACGCGCTCGACGCCAACTCGGCACTGATCGACGCGCACGACCATTCGCCCGGCAAGGGCACGACGATCAAGACGAACGGGATCGAGATCAATGCCGATCTGACGTTCGCGTCGCTGTACGCGCCGATCAACCTGCACCGGCTGACCTTCGCGTCGATCGCCGCGCTGACCTCGAACAACAAGAGCCTTTTCGTCTCATCGAGCGACAACGAACTCTACTGGCGGTCCAACGCAGGCGCCAACGTGAAGCTGACCAGTGGGTCGCAGCTGAACGTGGCGGCATTCACCGGTGGCATCGGCGGCGACTACGCTGCCGTCAGCGCACTCGTCGACTTCGACGACGCCACCGACACGTACCGGTTCCGACAGGAGACGGCAGCGAGCGTCCGGCAGTTCGCCAAGGTCAAGTTCGCGGACATCTCGCTCGTCGAGTACGATCCGAGCGGAGACGCCTCCGTCCCGACGAACTCGATCACCATCAAGAGCCCCGACGCGCTCGCCGGCAACTACTCGCTGACGATGCCTGCCGCGCTTCCCGGTTCCACGTCGCTTGTTCAGCTGGACTCGAGCGGCGTGCTGACCGCGAGCAACACGGTGGCGAATGCGCTGACGCTCTCGAGCGCGCTCGGTGCCGCCGCGGTCACCGCCAGTGGTCTGATCACTGCCAACGCCGGCGTCACGGTTCCGACTGGTCAGGCGCTCACGGTCAGCGGCACCGGAACGCTCAGCGTGGGCGGCGCCTCTACTCAGGCCGCGGTCACCGCCAGTGGTCTGATCACTGCCAACGCCGGCGTCACGGCTGGCGCCAACCAGCATGTAACGGTCAGCGGGACTGGGATCTTCAAACACGGCACCAAGACGCTGTCGATTCACGGCGTCGCGTTTCAGGGCAGCGTTGGATACAGCTCGACACAGGGTGTCCGCATTTCGTCCGTGGTCGGGGCTACGGTGTTCGCTCCGATCATGCTCCCGGTTGGTTGCCGGATTCTGGCAGTCCGGGCGTTCATCAGGGACAACTCAACTGGCCCCACCAAATTGCAGATGGGGCTGTTCGCGCTGAACTCCGCCGGAGTGTCGACGTCGTCCCTGTCGTCGGTGTCGTCTGGCGCCGGCGCCGATCAGACCCTCACGGTGTCGACGTCGACCACTATCGCATCGAGCACCGCGTTTATGATTCAGCTGGCGATTACGACCGGCACCGACGAGTGCAGCGGTTACTGCGCGGAGGTCGACTATGACCAGCAGTAGCCTGTCACTGCAGAGCTTCGATCATCTGCTCGCCGCACTCGGACCATGTCGACATGGCACCGGTCCATGCCATGTGCGCATCCCACACCTTCGAGTCGACGAGGACGCGGCGCTCGTCGCTGGGGTCGGGCAGATAGCTCCAGGCTGGGATCCGTGGTGCCTGACCGCACGCCTCGGCCATGCGCGCTCCGACATCCGCGTAGATGCAGTCGGCCCATCGGGTCACGTCAACGACCCAGGTCACGTGGGCGTTCCACGTCTTGGTGTCGACTGCGACGCGACTCGGATCGGTGGCGGTCGTGTAGCTCAGACGCGGCATCCAACTGACAGGGCCGCATTTGGCGAGCGTGGACATGGCGGCCGGTTCTTGGCTCTCGGGCTGGTCGGTGCATCCGGCGAGCGTCGCGATGGCGGCGAGGACGATCTTGTTCATGCCTCAATCCTGAGCACGGCTCGCCCCGCCCGCAAGCTGAACCCCCGGTCAGAGGTGCCTCATGGCGCTGCGCCCCGCTGAGGTTCACGTCGGGTTCCGCGGTGGCGTATCTACGCGCGCCGACAGCAAAACCGTGCCTCCGACGCAACTGCTCGTCCTCGAGAACGGCATCTTTTCCCGTGAGACGTCCATCCGCAAGCGGAACGGCTACGAGTCGCTCGCTTCGGTGATCGACGGCTCGGCGTCCGTTCTGACCGGCGCGATTCGTACAGCCACACGCGACAACGAACTGATCGCCTTCACCTCGAACCGGGCCTACTCGCGTCAGACCGGCGCGGACCAGTGGAGCGACACCGGCGCGGTCTACAGCGTCGTCGGCAACGATCGGCCGCTCGTCAAGACCGGCACGCAGCAGCTGATGCCCGACCACGCGACGCTCGGCGACGTCACCGTTGCGGCATGGGAGGACTCCGCCGGCGGAGTGTGGTGGAGCGTCGTCGATGCCGTGAGCGGGCGAATCTACCGAGCGGCGACACAGGCTTCGGCCACGGGAATCGCGCCCCGGTGCGTGGCGTGCGGAACGAATCTGCACGTCTACTACGCGATCGCGGCGAGCAACCGCATCATGGTGCTCGTCGTCAACCCGGCAGCCCCCAGCGCCGCGGTCACCCCGGCGATCCTGACCGACGACCTCGACGGTGCATCGCCGACCTACGACGCAGCCCCGACCGGTCGCACCGGGACGCCGTCGCTTATCGCTTGGTCTGAGAACGGCTCGACGAACATCCGTATCGGCTACGTCGATCAGTCCGGTGTGCTCGGCTCGCCAGCGCTCGGCCACCCGTCGGTCCTGACCTTTGCGGCGGTCCGCCTCGCGACGACGCCGGTCGCCTGCGCGTTCCTGGACGTCGACGGTGGCAACGGAGACACGATCGTCCTGTCCTGGGTCAACGCGACCAGCGACGGCAAGGTGGCAACGTTCACCGGCGGCAGTGTCTCAGGCGCCGTCGCGATCACCGCGACCACGAGCGCCACCGCCTACGCCTCGACCAGCGTGCAACGGATCGCGCTGGCCGCTCACGCCAGCGGACTGTCAGTCGCATTCGAGGAAGCGGCAGTGGCCGCGTCGAACCGGTTCGTGGTGGCCAGCGCGGCAACGCTGGCCCTGACGTTCTCGGCGGCAGTCACAATCCGCTCTGTCGGGCTGGCGTCTCGCGCTTTCGCGGTCGGCACCGACGTGTTCGCCGTGTTCGTGCACGACACCACGTACTTCAACACGTACGTCGCGCTCCGGCTGTCTGATGCCATCGCGGTCGGGCGCCACGCGCCGGCCGCTGCCGCAGGGGCGCCGACGCGCAAGCATCTGAGCTCGGCGCACGTCGACGGCGACTCCGTGTCCATCTCCCTTCCATTCCGGGAGCGCCTCGTCTCCGAAAACAACGACAAGTTCCGGGAGACCGGGATCCGGCTATTCACGCTCGACTTCGACAGCGAAGACTCGCACCAGTACGCGCAGCTCGGCCGCGGGCTCTACCTCGCCGGCGCGTGTCCGCAGCACTACGACGGGCGGCAGTGGACCGAACAAGGCTTCCACTTCGGGCCCGAACTGATCGTGACGGTCTCCGCCGGCGGTGGATCGATGACGTCGGCCGTGACGTACCTCTACCGCGCCTGGTACGAGCGAACCGACTTCCAGGGCGAGGTGCATCGCGGCCCCGTCAGCATCGGCACGCTCGTCACGATGGGCGGCGCCGACACGCAGGTCACGCTGACGCTGCCGACGCTGCGCATCACCCAGGGCACGAACACGCGGGTCTGCGTGGCCCGCTCGCTCGCGTCAGACACCGGCGACACCGCCGAACTGTTCCGCGTTACCTCGCTCGACCCGACCACCGCGGGCACGGCGAACGGCTACGTCGCGAACGATGCGACCGTCGACACCGTGTCGTTCATCGACCGGATGAGCGACGCCACTCTCCGTACCCAGGAGCCGCTCTACACCAACGGCGGCCTGCTCAGCAACGATCCGTCAGCGCTCGGCGCGGTCGTGTTCCGCGGTCAGTCGCGACTGTTCTTCACCGACCCGTCGAACGGGCTGAACCTGCGCTACTCGCAGCCGCTCGATGATGGCTACGGCGTCGAGATCCCGCCGGACCTCGTGCTCTCGGTCGACCCGTTCGGCGGCGACATCACGGCCGGCGCGTTCCAAGACGGGCGCGGCGTGATCTGGAAAGCGGGCTCGATCTTCCTGTTCCAGGGCGACGGGCCCGCGCCGAACGGCGACACCTCGACGGGTGGCTTCTCGACACCGCAGCTCATCACGAGCGACGTCGGCTGCACCGATCCATCGTCGATCGTCCTGACGCCGAACGGCCACATGTTCAAGTCGGCGAAGGGCATCTACCTGTTAGCCCGAGACGGCTCCGTTTCGTACGTGGGAGCCCCGGTCGAGGCGTACAACGCCCAGACGGTGCGGCGCGCGACGGTCATGCCGGACCGCACGCAGATCGTGTTCCTGACCGACAGCGGCCTCTCGCTGCTGTTCGACCACTACCACACGCAGTGGTCGACCTTCACGAACCACGAGGGCCTCGACGCCGCAGTGGTCAACGGCCGGTATCACTACCTGCGCACCGATGGCCGCGTGTTCCGCGAGACGCCGGGGGTCTACCTCGACGACAACGCGCGGATCCGCCTGCGGCTCGAGACGGCCTGGATCCATATGCTGCCGCAGCTGCAGGGCTTTCAACGCTTTTGGCACCTCCACCTCCTCGGTACGTGGGTCTCGCCGCATCAGCTGGGCATCCAGTACCAGACCGACTACACGCCGGGCTGGACGGACAGCTACTGGTACGACGCGACGGGGCTCACCGACGACACCGGTTGGATCACCGGCGGCAACGCGGCGCCCATCGGCGTCGAGCCGATCGTTGGGTCGCCCTACGGTGATGGGAACTACGGCGACGGCCAGTACGGCGGCTCGGCGTCGGGACCGTACCAGTGGCGACTCCACCTCGACGAGGCCGGCCAGTCGATTCAGTTCCGCTTCGAGGACTTCGAGGCGGAGACCTACGCAGGGGCGTCGTTCGAGCTCACGGAAATGCTTTTGACCGGCGGGGTCAAGGCGCACGCGATCAAGCCGTTCACGACTGGAAGGAGTCTGTAATGGGATTCTGGGGAAGCGTCCGGAACTACCTCGTGGGCGGCGACGCCCAGAAGCAGATCGATACCAGGCTCGGTGGCTACGACCAGACCACGTCGCAGCTCGGTCAGATCGCGACGAATGCCCCAGGGCGCGCGGCCCCGACTGCGACGGCAGTGCAGGCAGGCCGGACACAGCTGGGCGCGCCGGCGCAGCTCGCGACCGGACAGATGGACCAGTCGCGCGGCGGGATGCTCGGCGTTGCCAGCCAGCTCGGCGGCATCGCGAGCGGGCAGCGGGCGGGCGCCGGCGAGCTCGCCGTGAACCGCCAGGTCGGACAGGCAAACGCTGCGCAGCAGGCCGCAGCAAGGATGGCGCGCGGCGCAAACGCGGCGCTCGCCTACCGCAACTCGGCGCGCAACAGCGCAGACATCGGGCTGCAGGGCGCGGGGCTCGCGGCACAGGCGCAGATGCAGGACCAGCAGGGCGCAATGTCGCAACTCGGGCAGGTGTACGGCTCGATGTACGGCCAGGATGCGAACGTCGCGGGCCAGAACGCTCAGCTGGGCCAGCAGGCGATGCTGCAGCAGGGGGCGATGGACCAGCAGACGATGCTCGCCAACGCGCAAGCGGGCAACACGGTCGCGCTGGCGAACCTGCAGGCGCAGCTCGCCCAGACCGGGATGAACGACCAGCAGCAGCTGGCAGCGCTCGGGCAGATGCTCGGCTGGGATCAGGCGACGCTGCAGGCGCAGATCGCCAAGGCACAGGTCTCGGCCGGAGACAAGGGAATCCTCCCGGGACTACTCCAGGCAGGCGGCCAGATCGGCGCAGCAGCGGCCACCGGCGGCATGTCGGCGGCAGTCCCGAAGGCCCCGGCTGCACCGCCCGGGGGTGGTCTCAGCGGAAACGACTGGGGGCCGTAACGAGCCATGGCCCTCTTCGGTAACAGCATGGTCGATGTCACGACGCCAGACGGACGGCGCATCACCGTGCCGCAGCAGCTGGCTCAGGCCTTCCCTGGCCTGCAGCCGTACGCACCTCCGCCCGAGGTCGCGCAGGCGCCGGCGTTGCCCATCGCACCCCCACCGCCGACGTTCACGCCACAGGACCAGCAGGACCTCGGCAGGCTGGCCGCGCCGCCACCAGACTCAGCGCCCGTGACGATGCCGAGCCAGTCACCACCGCAGGCCCCAGGCGGTCCGCGCGGACCAGTCGCGACGCCGGCGACCGATGCGGGCAGGCCGAATGCGCCGGGCCCGATGACGAACGACCAGCTCGCGAAGGTCGGGACCGCGGGCGCGTACAACGCCAGCGCCGCGGCACTCCAGGAGACGCGCGAAGCGACGAGGCAGCACGGCGAAGCCCTCGCTCAGCAGGCCCGAGAAATGGGCGAACGGAAGGTGGCCGCCGAGGATCACGCCGCCAGTCTGCTCGAGGCCGAGCGCCAAGCGGCAGAGGAGCAGGCGCAGGCAATCCAGGCGAAGAACGACGAGTACCTGCGAGACGCCAAGGCGATCGCCGACATCAAGGTTGATCGGAGTGCGAATCACCCGGTGCTGGCGGCGATCAGCGCGGCCCTTGTCGGCATCGGGCAGGCGATGGGCGGCCAGAAGGTCGACGCCATGGCGCCGATCTACGCGGCTATCGATCGCAAGGTCGCGGCGCAGATGCAGGAGATCGACCGGAAGCGCGCCGATCTGGGCGTTCAGCGCGACGCGCTCGGCATGCAGCGCGAGACCGGTCGCGATCGACTCGCCGAGATGACCAAGTATCGACTGGCCTACATCGAGCAGGCGCGACGGGACGTCGACGCGATCGCCCAGCGCACACAGAGCGATGTGATTCGGACCAATACGCGAGTCCTGGACGCGGGACTCGTAGAGCGCGGTGCGCAAGAACTCGGGACGGCGGTCTCCAGGGAGCAGCAGCGTCTCGAGACCGAGAAGACCCGCAAGCAGCAGATGTTGATGCACCAGCAGACCGTGGGCGTGCAGATCCGCGGGCAGAACCTTGAGCAGAAGCGGTTCGAGAGTCAGCTGGAGTTCCAGAAGGCGAAGGAGATCGACGATATCGCGACGAAGATCGCGACAGCGAAGGGCGTGCAGAAGAGCGAGGTCGAGAAGAAGATCTCCGAGCAGGGCGTCATCGACCCGTCGACTGGCAGTCTGATCCTGACGCCGGAGGGCCAGAAGAAGTTCGCCGATGCCGAGCAGGCGGAGGCCGCGGCGCGCGCCGCGAAGGATCCGGAGCAGGCGAAGAAGCTGAACGAGTACGCCGGCCAGCTGCGAGACAGCGCGCGCATCAACGATGTCGCGTTCGGCGTCAACAAGGAGAGCGCGCAGGAGGCGATGAAGGTTCTGAAGAACACGCAGAACCTGACGAACGACATCGACTCCGCGAAGCAGATGCTCGAGAAGGGGCCGGACGCCTGGGATCGCGAGGAATGGGCGGCGATGACGATCGGACTGCAGAACGTCAAGATCAACTACGCCACGACCATCGGCGAGCGGCTCTCGGTACGCGCACTCGAGGCGCTTGACCACGTCCTGTCCATAGACACCGACAACGTGTTCTCGCGCGCGGTCGATAAGGGCAAGGCGCTCGCCGCGCTCAAGGTGCTCGACACCGAGCTGATCCAGAAGGGCAACGTCGCGCTGCGCGGCGCGGGCATCAAGACGGCATGGAGTCCCGCTACGGCGACCAAGGCAACGCAACTTGGCAGCGAGAAGACGTCGCAAGAGTTGGCAGCCGACGCGACCCCGGGCGGATTCCGCGGTGACGTTGAGAAGCGGCTTGGCGAGCTCGGCGAGCGGACCAAGATGGACGAGGCGCAGGAAGAGGCGAATGCTCGTCGCGGCGCACCCAGCAAGGCGTTCCCGCAGGGGCGGACGTCCGACTATGGGCTCGCCCCGGACACCGACGAGAAGATCCGCGCGCTCGTCTCGCAGTCCGCAAAGGTCGGACACGAGAAGTACGCCGACATCGTCAGCAAGCTGCGGGCGCCGCTCGAGGGCGGCCGTCCGTCGCTGGCTACGGGCGTGGCCAAGCTAATCTACGACACCGACCCCAAGCTGTTCGTGGACGTTCTGTCATCGCTGCCCGATGACACCGCGGCGCAGCTTGCGGATCAGGTCGGCGTGAACCCCGTAGTCGAGGGGCCGCAGAGGCGCTCGCTTGAGAGCATGTCCAACGAGGAGCGGTCGCAGCTCGAGGAGCAGCGCCGCCAGCGCACCTCCGAGGCAGAGCGGGCCAAGTACCGGGCAGCCTACGACGCGCGCTCGTCGAAGGGGGCCAAGTAGATGCCGCTACTCCGCTCACCCAACGGCGCGGTCATCGACGTTCCAGCCGAGCAGGTCGGCAACTACGTCGGGTACGAGCCGGTCGAGGGCGCGGACGCGTCCCGTGCGATCGCCTCGCCCGAGTCGCCCGACCGCGGAGTGCTCGGCGGCCTCAACGCCGCGGCGACCGGCATCCTCAGCGGCGCCACGCTCGGCCTGTCCGACTACGCACTCAAGGGCGTGCTCGACCAGGGCCAGTTCGAGCGGCTCGCCGCGGAGCGCGAGGGTCACCCGGTCGCCGGCGGCATTGGACAGGTCGCGGGCGCGATCCTGCCTGCCATTGCGGCCCCGGGTTCGCTCCTGGCGCGCGCGCCGTCCGGTCTCGTGTCGCACGGGCTCGCCCCGCTGATCGCAGAGGGCAGGGCGCTGGGCGGCGCTGCAGGTGCCGGGAAGGTCCTACTCGCCGGCGGCATCGAGGGCGCTGCGCAGAATGCCGGCATGTACCTGGCCGACACGGCCCTGGGCGATCGCGAACTATCGGCTGAGGGCCTTGCGGCATCGCTCGGTCCGGGGTTCGCGTTCGGCGTGGCCGGTGGCGCCGCAGCGCTGGGCGTCGAGAAGGGCACGATCGCCGCCCGGCGCATGTTCGCGCGGGTCGGTGGCGCGGACAAGGCAGCGGTCGAGGCCGAGCAGGCGTGGCTCGCGGCTCACCAGTCGACCGTCGAGGCGAACGACGCCGCGGCAGACCTTGCGCGCGCCAAGCTGGCCGATGCGAAGGCGGCCCGCGAGCAGGCCCAGCTGATCAAGCAGCGCGCGCAGGCGGGCGTGGCGGACGCGAAGGTCGCCCCGGGATTCGACTGGGCTGGCGCGGAACTGCGCCCCACGCCAAGGAGCACGCCGCTCGGTGACGTCGCCAGCGAGGCTGACCTGCCGCTCGAGGTGCAGATCGCAGGCAAGTTGAACGACCGGGCGCACACGGGGCTCGTCCCTGGCGTCGTCGATCCGCGCAGGGTGCAGATCGACGCCGAACTCGCGGCGCTCAAGGCGAAGGTCACCGGCGGCCAGGTCGCCGCCGATGGCGCATCTCCGTTGTCCGAGGCGCGCAAGGGCGTCTGGCAGAGCCAGCGCGCCAAG